TGGATTTAGAACTAATGGTGTGGCGGATGACGCTGGATATCTTATCAGAAATGTCGCTGTAAAACACTACAATCACAACGTAAGAAAAGATATATTTAAATATAATTGGCTTTACGTTGATATTCCAAAACCTCTAAAAGCAGAGGTAACTCCAGCGATAACATCATTTGATAGTTTTGGCATGCCAGCGTTATACTTTGAAGATACCAATCCTCTCACCATTATGAGAAAAAATGTTTTTTGTAAAACAATATTGAAAAGTGGCGATATTGTTTTAAATGGCAATGGCTCAAGAAGATTGAACGTAGACCAATATTTTAACCTATTTGATGGCATAGCTGAATCTGAAAAATATTATCCATTTTTATGGATTGATAGAATAGAAAAAAAATCTATAAAAACTCCATATAATTTATATTTTAAATCTGGAGATAATGAATTTAAAGAATGCCTACTTGGTGAGATGTTAAATGATTTAACTCCTGGAAGATATTATTTTCCAAACCCATATGCTTGCGCTGCGCAGAGAAAAACATCACCATACGATGGAAATTTGCATGGAGGAGTTATTGGAAGAGATTATTGGGTGGATGATTTTAACAATCATCAAAATTATTTTTCTACTGACTTGCCAATGCAATTTTTAGGAATGACTGGTGAAAATTTTTTAAAAGATACTAGCGGAAATTTTGCAAAAGATAGCGATGGGAAAAATATAAAAGATTATAAAAAAATGCTAGAATTGGCAAAAAAAATATTAGGGAATCCAGAAAGTGGAAGTTTTGCAATTACAAGTCAAAATAACAATGATTTTTATGTTTCAGGTCCCATAGAGGAATTTCCAACACTTTCAGTTTCTGGCATAAATAATGTACCAATAATAGACTGGAGTGATCCAAATATTGGTTGGTACAAAGAGCCAAGTAAATTTGATAGATTAAGAATGCTAAATGATCAAATGGACCAATTTATGATAGATTTGAGAAATTATGATCAAAAATGGTGGAGTGGTTATATATTTTGATTTGTTACAAAAGACACATATAATATTAAACATATGGATTCTCAATTAGCCAAGTCTAAAATAAAAGTTGCTATTATTGGTAATGGCGAGTGGGGCTCCCAAGTCCAAAATGTTGCCAGCCTTATCAGCAGATATGAAATTATTGGATCAATAAATACATCTACTGATGAATCTAATAAAAAAGAAATTTTAAATAATTCAGACATGTGGTATGTTGCCACACCAAGAGAATCTCAATTTGAATATCTCAAAAGCGGTATAGAGCTTAATAAACATATTATATGCGAATCACCTGTTTGTAATTCTATATCAGAGAGAAAAGAGATATACGATCTTTTATTAAAAAAATCAAATAGCCAAAAAATATTTTATTGTAATTTTCCATATTTTTTAGATCAAGATTTTGCGCGATTGATGTCAGGAGGAATTTTAAAAAAAGCAAAATTTTTCTCAATTAAATGCTCTGGGCCAAAATTCAAAGATCAGCCAGAATTAGCAAAGAAATTTTATATTAATCAAGCATTTAATTTAATTTTTAATACGGCAGTGTTTTTAAATATAAAATCTTTTGATAAGTTTATCGTAAGAGATAATTTTTCTGGCGAATTTTATACAAATGATATCTCATATGTGTTTGAATGGGGATACAATGAGTACCCAAAATTAGATCTTAAAGTAAATGGCCAAGATTATGCAAAAACAGCAGAGCTGGTTTACGACAAATACGATCAAATTATGCCAATTTTAATTAATTTTTCAGATAGAATTTTAAATTTAGATGATAATATGCCAAAAAGCTATACAAAGGCAATGGAGGAAAGTGAAGATAGTTTTATTAATAGGCTAAGCATGTCTTCATATTTAACATCTTGCAGTGCTGAATATTTTTCTGATGTTTTTTGCAAACTGAATGGGTCTGCATGTAATGTATCAGATACATCTAAACTATTTTTAAATGGTGGATTTCAAGACGCAAATTATTCAATAATTGAAAACCTATGAGCGAAGAAAATATGACGGGCGAATATAAATTCGAAAACTGCAAGCACAAATCTGAAAAAGAAGAAACTGTTACTGTCCGTAGATGCAGCTGTCAAGGCGGAGATTATACAGACTCTGGCTATAAATGTTTAAAAAGGGATATATTTAAAGTAACTCCAGAAATTTGTCATTACTGCTGGGATTTTGAAAAAAATGATAACAAAAGGTAAAAGCTACATTTTTTAGTGTAATTGTATTTGCTAGTAGTAAAATCTACTCAAGTTCTTTAAAAAATTTAAATAGCGTTTACGGGGTGAATTCGGTGGATATCTTCGTTGGTGAATAACTTGCCAAAAAGACAATACCGAGCCAAGCTGTCTGGGAAAGATAGGACAGAAGGTGTAACGACTAGGCGGTTGAGTCCCAACAATAAAACTGCCCAAGAGCGCCCTGTGTGCCAAATTAACTTTTGGTACCAAGATATAGTCTGAACTATATAGAAATATATAGATGTATGGTATAAACAACTGTACGATAACAAATTGATCGATCACATTCTGAGAATGTTAGGTCCACCGAGAGGATTCGTCTAGAAGTAAACTCAGCCTTGTCCCCAGGGTAACAGATTGAGAAGCCAGGACGGATAAAATGACTTGACTAGATAGGAGTGTTTAAGAACGGACGTTAAAAGATCAAAAAAAATTTTAAAAATTTATGGATAATTTTTCTATTTCCAAAGAAGACCTGCAAAAGCTAGGCTTTGGCGCCTATACAAAGGCTGGTGAAGACATTGGCTTCACAGACCAGCAAAAAACAGCAGTTTTTAATCTAAAATCTGCTTTCTTGGATTTAGAAAATGTTGGCCCATTAAGAAAGACCAATCCATATCTAGTAATTAGAAAACCAGTAGAAGGCACGCTTGGAAATAGCGCACAAGTAAAAGTTTTAAAAACATGGAGGCAGACCATTGCTTCAGAGCACTTTCTTGTAAGATATCGCATTAACACCCCACTAGTAGGACAATTATCGGAAATACATTTTCCTTCAGAATATTATAGCTATAAAGACAATAATTTTTTCAAGCCATGGTCAGAAGAAAAAGTTGTAAAACGCGTATTTAATAAAAATTCATTCTCATATGCAAGATTTCGCTTTCCAGAAAAAGCATCAAACACATTAGATATTGAAATCCAAACACGCTCTGGCAAACAAGAACTTTCCCCAAAATTTGTAGGAAAATTATCAAAAGAGGAATCAAGAAAGGCATACTATCGCTGGCATAAGCAATCCACTCAATTTCAATCTGGACAGCAACAATCACCATATGATAATATGAATCTTAGTGGGTTCAATATCCCATATCCAAACGCAGTATCTGTTTATGATAGTCCAGTTTTTAATGTACCAGTCAAATTGGCTCCTAAATTTAACCAAGACAATGGCCAATCGCCAACGGAACAATCAATAAACGGGCTATTACTAATATCAACTGGTGATGCTGAACAAAAAACAATTTGCTATGTGAGCCCTCACACTATAGAAACTGGTTTTTTAAACACTATTGAAGATCTATACACAGAAACACAGTTACTAACTAAAACTGTTGTTCCTGGTGCAGACTCATTGGCCACCATCGATCAGTCTTCATGGTATGGTTCTGGAACAACAGGATTTATTGGTTGCGGAAAATATGGATATCTTGATACGCTAAATGGAAATTATAAAGAGTCACCAATTCCATCAGAGGATACTAGCAGGTTAAGATTTTATAACATTGAAAAACCAGCAAGGCAAGTATATTTTGATAGTACAATATCTACACCATATGGTAGTGGCGCATGGGCTATTTGCCTAAGCGGAAACGTAAATCTCTCAACAAACACGGGGCAAAGAGGCGTTGTATATATATATCAACCAAACAGTCTAACTGATTGGAAAAAAACAGATCCAAGAAAGCTTGATGGGGTTTGGATACCTGCTAGCGGTCACCCAAGAGCAGCATCAGGAATTAACCTGAATCGCGCATCAGTTAAATCTCCGGTAGTATCCGCTTTTAAAACCTGCAGAAAAGAAAGAAAAATGCTTTCAAAGCTGCTCCAAATGCCATCATTAATTCCTGATTCACGGTATATTGATGACGGCAGGGTGCTACCAGAAGGCATATACAAAACAAATTATACATATCAAGTTCCTATTTATAGCGCTTGGAGAGCAGCAACAACAGGAATGTCTCCAGAAACACAACTCCCAGCGCCAACAGGCAATGCATGGAGCGGATACATTATCAGTGGCAGATCAATAACTTACCAAACAATACTGAATTCTGGAATACAAATCCCAACCAGAACAGCAACTGGAACAAAATATGCAATAAATCCTAATGGACACTTCAAACAAGCAGATCCATTAAAAGATACATATTTTTATAAATTTTACAATCAATTATATAAAAATAATAATAAAGTTATCGCTACAGGAACATGGAATGGAATAATCCCCTCAGGAGTTAGATTTTCCGTAGAGTTGGTTTCTTGCACGCTTGACACTGAAATTGGAATTGTAAATGATAGAAATATTTCAGTTATTTATTCTGGCTATGGAACCCTAGACAGTATTGATAAAGTTCTACAAACAGGAATTAGCCCAGCTGGAGCACACACAATATTTCCAAATCCATCAGCACAATATATCGTCTCCGGAGAGGTACCATGGCATCAAAAAAGAAATCCTTATCGCCATGCAATTGATGATTATAACAATCTAGTTTATACAGCCTATAAGTCAGGCCCAACCGAGAATGATGCAAGAAATATTGCCAAAACAGCAGCAATTAAGCAAATTAATTCAAAAATATTACAGCTTGTAAATAAAATATTTCCAAGTGAATATAATTACAACAATGATGCGGCCTCTGGCGGACTTACATATAAAAATAAAAAATGGAGACGTTTGCAAAAATTCAAGCAAAAACTTACTTGGCTAAAGTCTGGTGAATTTTCTTATGTGAATATTCCAGAAAGTGCCGAGCCCGGTCAACAAATCAGAAAAAGATTGCGCCCATATGCGACCGGACAAGCATAAAATTAAACTATAACTATTAAATAATAAAAATATGCCAAACTTAAAACCATTTAGAGATTTCAGCCAACACGATGTTATCAATCTTTTTGCTTATGATGGTACAGCAACAGCCGGAACATTGGTAAAAATCGATACAAATTGGAAAGATGCGTATGGTGAGGGTCTTTCTCTTTCAAACCTTTCCAGCATTGGAAACACAATGTCATCATCATTTGTACCAGTTGGCAAAGTAACAAAAACAACATCGGCTACTGATTTAGCCATTGGTGTTCTTTTGAAAAATGTTATTGAAACTGATGAAAACGGAACGCCATTAATCTGGGAACCACAGCTTCTTGCTGAAAGAGATGCTGTTCTACCACAGCAAGCAGTTCCAATTTTGACAAAGGGGATTGTTCTTATTAATGATATTGATGCAAGCATTGGTGGATACCCAACGATTGGCGCAGCTGCATATGCTGGAACAAACGGCAGGGTTGCCACCAATGGTGTAAATCGCATAGGCACATTTTTGAGCCAAGTTAGCGAAAATACGGCTAATGGATATTGCCTTTTAAGGCTTAACGTGCAATAAAATTATGAATTTATTATTAAACGATAAAAAATTTGGTGTTTCAAAATTTTTATCCGCCTGCCCATGTTCTGGCGGTGGCGGCGGTGGAGCAAAAATATGCACAACACCATACATTCAAAAGAAATGGGTCCCAAATGGGACGCCAAGCGTGTCGAGACCAGCAGATGGCCAACCTGACTCGTCTGGCTGCTTTAAAAGATACACGGATGAGCCTTTTGATATTGAATTTGATCCCGAAATTGGAGAAACGGTTGAAGATCCTGTTGGTGGCACAGAAACATGTTCTCCGGATGGGCCACTTCCACCATGTGTATGTGGAAACGAAAGAACAAATTATGATAGTCGAATTGAGCCAGCTCAGCCACAGTGGGATTCTGGAACTGATGAGTCAAAAACATTTAATGTGACATTTAAAAACTCCTATTTCACCCAAACCGCTGGTGGCGGAGCCTCCGGTGGAGGCGCTTGCGGCGGAAGTTTTGGTATCGATACCATTACCCAATCTATAAGTGTGCCTGGCAAAACTTATACTAAAAAATGGGATTTTATACACGAGACTACGAAAGATTGTGTGCTTTAATCAAATTTAAAATTAATTGACTTATTTTAAAACTTATTGTAAAAATGATAAGTGCAAAAAAATAGCAGTTCATTTAAAAAATCATTTATATCCAAACATCTTGGCAAACATACCAATTGGCCAAGAGAAATGAAAATAATGAATCAGCTTTCCTCTAAACATGAGGATGAAGCTTTCTGGATGGGCCTTGAATTAAAGTTTAAAATTCCCAGCCTTGCTTGGTTTATTACTCCAAATGGTGATAAATTCCTTAAAGAGGAGTGGGCTAAATACAAATTCAATCCAGAAAAAATAAAGCATTTTGAAATAGAAGAAGATATTGAAAAAGAAATAAAACCTGCTATACTAACTGAAGAACCAAAAAAAGAAAAGTTAAAATCACTTAATGATTTCTTAAAAATTTGGAAAAAATAACTATGGCTAAAGGTAAAATTTCAACAGAAACAGAAAAAGTAATGGCTCCAGAAGATCAGCTGGAATCTATCTTAAAATCAACAAAAGAAGATCACTATAACTATGAAGAGGCACACGACTACAAAGTTGGATGCTCCAGCCTTCTTCTTACCTCTATGCTGAGTGGCGGCCTAGGGCCTGGCGCTCACAGGTTCGTTGGTCTTGCTTCTGGTGGCAAAACCAGCGCATCCCTTGATTTTATGCACCATTTCTTGAATGACCGTTCAAGAAAACGCAGAGGAATCTTTATCAAAAGTGAGGGGCGCCTTTCTGAAGAAATAAGAGATAGATCAGGTATTAAATTTGTTTATAATACAGCAGAGTGGATAGACGGCTCATGTTTCGTATTTGAAAGTAATATTTACGAGGCTGTTTTTAAATTAAAACGAGACCTTATTACAAATAATCCAACAAACACAGAATACTTTTTTATTACTGACTCGGTTGATTCTCTGATCAAAAGAGATGATGCTAAAAAAGCTGAAGATGAATCTATTACTGTTGGCGGCGGAAGCTTGATTACATCTGTCTTTCTTAAAAAGGTTGGCTTGGCAATGGCAAAGCGTGGTCACGTAGATATTTATATTTCACAAATTCGTGATCAGATTAAAATTAATCCATACGAAATTGCAATTCCAAAGCAGGGCAAGGCAAGTGGTCCAAGAGCGCTTGAACACCAAGCAGACGTTGTTATTGAATTTCTTCCACGATTTGGTGGAGACTTGATCCATGAAGGAGAAAAGGGCAGTAAAGTAGTTGGCCATTTTGCCAAAGCCAAGATTGTAAAGAGCAATAACGAAAAGAATATGGTTGAAGTTAAATACCCAATTCGTTATGGCCAAAAAGGCGGCAAAAGCGTTTGGACAAGCTATGAGCTAGCAGATCTACTTCAGCTTTGGGAAATTGCCTACAAACCAAATGGCAAAGGGGCATGGTTTGAACTAGAACCAAATTTCAGAACTGAAATGGCTGCATCTTTAAATATTGAAGTGCCAGAAAAAATTCAGGGAGTTAATGGCCTTCGTCAATTCATTGAAGATAGTGAACCAATTCAAAAATATCTTTTTGACAGATTCAAAGATCTAACAATGTGAGGCTTATAGATGTTTTTGGTAGGGCAAAAAGTGTATCGTTAAAAAAATACAGGATTAATTGGGATAAAGGCTCTAAAAGTAAATTCCAGTTTAATATAAAACAGTTTTTTAAACAATACTGGAAGTACGATAATTGCGTTGAAGAGTTTCCCGTACTAGGAACAAAATTAAATTGTGATTTAATTAATTTTGATAAAATGTTTGCTGTGGAGGCAGATGGTAATTTCCACAATACATTTTCAAAATTTCATCACAAAAATAGAATTGGTTTTTTAAATAGCTTGAAGCGCGACCAAAAAAAAGATGAGTGGCTACAAAACAATGGCTTTTTTATCATTAGAATAAACGAAAATGATATCAAAAATTTAAGCCTAGAATGGGTACAAAATACTTTTAATATTGATATACAGAGCAAATATTGCTTTAATAATGATTCATGAATCTTGAACTTTTAAAAAATTCTTATTGCTATTTGGTTGGCCCAATTGAATATTCAGATAATTGTTTTGATTGGCGTATTACAATAACAGAAGCGGTTAAACAAATTGGCATAAAATGTTTCGATCCAAATAATGACCATTTTGCAAACCAGCTTACAGAAACGCAAGAAGATAGAGATAAGTTAAAAACTCAAAGAGAATGTGGTGATTGGAAATCTATTTCTAAATATATGAAAGGTGTTATTAGCCGTGACCTTCGCATGGTTGATCTTTCTACTTTTATTATTGGAAAAATTGATCCAGAAGTCCCGACTTTCGGAACAATACACGAGATTGTAATTGCGTCTTTGCAGAATAAGCCAATTCTTATTTATACTGATGATAAGAAAAAATTTCCACTTTGGTTGGCTGGGCTTATTAATATGGATCTTGTATTTGAATCCTGGGGTGAAATCGTTGAATATTTAATGAAAATTAATTCTGGAGAAATTTATGCAGACCCCAAGTATTGGAAAATTTTAGCACATGAATAAAATTAAACTTATTGGAGTTGGTGCCGCAGCTAGAGTCGGCAAGGATACGTTCGCAAATTGTCTTATAGAGCTATTTAAACGCGATGGATTTATTGCTAAAAAATACTCATTAGCAAATGAGCTTAAAAAAGATATGCAGCAATTTCTGGCTGAAAAATGCTCAATGAATGTTTGGACAGAAGACACGAATGAAAAATCAAAATTTCGTGAACTATTAGTTAGCTATGGAAAAATTCAAAGAATAAGAACCAATGGAACATATTGGACTAGCATCTTGCAAAAACAAATTGTAGCAGATGCCCATTCTGTATCTAGCGATAAACCATTTATTGCAATTATTCCAGATATTAGATATGCCGAATACGAACAAGACGAACATAACTGGATTAAATCTCAAGGTGGAAAATTAATTCACCTTGAAAGAATTGAACACAACAAACTGATTGACCCAGCCAATTTCGAAGAAAAAGCAAATTCGCCGATGATCAAAGAATATGCTGATTTTGCTGTAACTTGGCACACAATGAGTAATATTGAAATTGACAATTTTGATAGTTATCACTATAATGTTGTTAAGCCTATTTATAGCCAAATCAAGCCGCAATGAATCAAGACAAGATCGCAAATCAAACAATTGAAAAACACTGTATAGCAGGGTTCTTAAAGAATCCCAAGAAGCTACTTGAGTTAATTCATTTAATTTCTGAAGAAGACTTTATTCATAAGCCTCACGGTGCTATATTTGCAATACTAAAAGACTGCGCTTTGCATAATAAGTCAAGCGATCCAGTTCTCGTTTCAGAAAGACTGCAGAGCCTTGGCATTACCTATAAAGGAAATTTAGATATTTTAAATTATCTACAGAGCCTTTCATACATTAAGATTAGCGATAAGGCTTTGGAAGATGCATGCCGTAGATTAAAAACACTTTCTATTAGGCGTGACATACACACAATGGCCTCAAGCATGGCCCAGTCTATGATTTCTGCTGGGGAAATGGAAGCTGATGAAATTGTTGCATTGGCTGATAAAATGTATGGAGAAAAAATCTCAGCATATAATCTTAATGAAAAGCCTGAAGATCTTTTTGATGACATTGTTGAAATGATTGAGGAGCGAGGAGATAATCCTATCAACGATACTGGTCTCGTTACTCCATATAAAAATTTTAATGAAATGTACGGCGGTCTTCGTAATGGAGAGGTATATGCTTGGGTGTCTCGACCAAAGCACGGCAAAAGCACAATCTTGAATGATATTGCATTTAAAACAGCATTGCTTAATCCAAATTGCAAGGCTTTAATTCTGGATACCGAAATGCAAACTAAAGATATGAAATTTAGAATTGCAAGTGCAATCACTGGCGTTCCAATGTGGTGGCTTGAAACGGGAAATTATAAAAAGAATAGAGAGTTGTATGCAAAATTTGAATCCAAAAAGCAAGAATTAAAACAAGCTCTTGGCCATGTTCAGCACATGACAGTTGCAAGAAAAAAGACAGAAGAAATTACTTCTTTGATTCAGCGCTGGTATTATGGTGATGTTGGTCGTGGAAATCCTGCAATTGTGGTTTATGACTATATTAAGCTTACAGGAGAATCTGATGGAAATAAGCAAGAATATCAGCTTATTGGAGAAAAGGTTGATAAGCTAAAAGAATGTCATTTGCGCTTAAACATTCCACTACTTACTGCATGTCAATTAAACAGATCGGCAGAGGGTGGCACAGATGACTCTAGCGCCATTGCACAGTCAGATCGTTTACAGTGGTTTGCTTCTCAAGTTGGTATCTTTAGAAGAAAAACAATCGAAGAGCAGGCTGAAGATGGTGTCCAGTTTGGCACTCATAAGTATATTGAGCTTGCTACGCGCTATCAGGGTAAAAATGCAAGGGGTCACTCAAATCTTGTTCGCGTTGTCGATGACCGAGGCAGAGTCACTTACAAACCTAACTTTATTAATTATAAGGTTGAAAATTTTCAAGTTAGCGAATGTGGAACGCTTGAAGATGTCGTTAACGCAAGAAATGTTGATGTTAACGTATTTGAAAATGAAAATCAAGAAGATGGATTGTTGTAATGACAAGTGTAGATTTCAAAACTGTCCTAGAGGGGTTGGGATATACACTTCTTGATCGCGGGAAGGAGTGGCGCACAAAGCCAATTTATCGTGATTCAGATAACGATTCTTCATTAAGAATTCTAAAAGATTCTGGCAAATGGATTGATTTTGCAAGGGGTACAGGTGGGGATTTTAAAAAGCTTGTAGAAATAAGTGGTGGAAAATTTGATGGTAATTTAGAAATACCAGTTAAAAAAGAAACTATAGTTTCATCTGGTGAAGTTTTTGATAAAAGTGAATTAGAAAGCTTGCAAAAAAATCACTCTTATTGGAATGAAAGGGGTATTAGTGACGCCACATTAGAACTCTTTCTTGGTGGAGTTATACCAAAAACAACCAAAAGCGCAATGTATAATCGCTACGTCTTTCCAATCAAAAATAACCGTAATGAATTTATCGGCATATCTGGGCGATGGATTGGCAAAAAAATATCTAAAAATACTCCGAAATGGAAACATCTCGGATCTGTTGATTCTTGGGTATATCCTGCATTTTTGAATAAAGATGATATTTTAAATAAAAAAGAAATTATCCTTGTTGAATCTATTGGCGATGGTCTTGCACTTTGGGAAGCTGGTGTCAAAAACTTTTTAGTTTTATTCGGGCTTAAGCTGGGTAGGGCAATATTAAAATCGCTAATTGCAGCAGATCCTGATAGAATTATCATATCAACAAATAATGATTCAGATAATAATTTTGCTGGAAACAATGCTGCCGAAAAGATGCAGCAATCTCTTTTTGAATTTTTTAACAAAGATCAGATTCAAATACGCCTTCCTAAATGTAAGGATTGGGGTGAATCTTCAAAAGAAGAAATAAATAATATTTTAAATGGATAAAGAACTAACAAAGCTTTCAGCTTCTAGGGTTAAAACCCTTGGAGAGTGCTCATGGCTATATTGGAGCAAATATCATCTTAAACTTCCAGACACGACAAACTCTGGAGCTTTAAGAGGATCAGTATGCCATGACCTTTTTGAACTCTTAACAAAGCCGAAATGGATACGTTTTGCAAAAGAAATGCACGAAGCAGATTGCGATATTGAAAAGTTCCCATTAATAAAAAGATTTTTAAGAGCCAAGTGTCATAAGTACGGGCTAGAAATGTTTGAAGAGGATAAAAAATCAAAAAAAACAAACATAGGTTTAATTTATGAAATGATTAAGGTAGGTCTTGAAGCTGGATTTTTTCCAGAAGATCACGAAGAAATTCTTGATTCGGAATATGCTTTTGATATTATTGACGAAGAGCTTGAATTTAGAATTGTTGGCTATATAGATAAAATACTTTTTAATAAAAAAACAGAATCAATTTTTATTTCTGATTATAAGTCAAGCAAGCAGCAGTTTAGAGGTGAAGAGCTTGAGAGTAATTTGCAAGCTATGATGTATACTCTTGCAGCACATTTCTTAAAGAAGGCTGGTAAAATTCCAAACTTTAAAAAGGTAATTGGTCGATTTATTTTTTTACGATTTGCCAAAAATCCATTCCAAGAGCTTGAATTTACTGAAGAGCAAATTGAAGGATTCCGGCACTATTTATCTTATGTGAATACTATCATTTCTAATTTTGACGAACAAGACGCAAAAAATGATTATGCTCTATATGATAATTCAAGAAGATGGAAGTGTGGCGCAAAGTCTGGATGGAAATGCTCATTCCGCGATCCATTTTCTTACTACAGACTATTCGATGAGAATAAAAATATTATTAAAACAGTTCTTGAAAAAGATTATCTAGAAAAATTTCAGTACGAAAAGGTAGGCGATAATCAGTCATGGGAAAAGCTAGAATACGCTGGTTGTCCCGCACATTATGGCAGTGCAGATTTTAATTGATTTTTGCCCCAACAAGCTCTAATATAAAAAAATGCTTAAAGTTCCTTTATGGACATCCCATTATTCTGGGCGATCTATCTTAACCTTAGATAAAGAAAGTCCAGAGATTGGGCCTAAATCCATTCTTGATATTTGCAAAAATAACAATATTCAAGATGTTTATTTGGTTGAAAGCGTTATGACTGGTTTTCTTGAGGCATATTCGAACTGCAAAGATCTTGATTTAAATTTGCGTTTTGGATTAAAATTGATCATCACAGACGATGCTTCAACAAAAGAAGAAAGTCTTAAAAATGAATCTAAAATTATTTTATTCATTAAAAATTCTAAAGGATATAAAGACCTAATCAAGATTTGGGCTTGGGCTAGTGAGTATGGGTTTTATTATTTGCCGAGAATTGATTGGAAAAACTTTAATGATCTCATCACTAAGAATTTAACCATAGCATTTCCATTTTACGATTCTTTTGTAGCTAAAAATACAATGACATTCTCTGAAATCATACCATCACTGTCTAGAATGCCGCATACTTTCTTTGTTGAAGATAATGGTCTTCCGTTTGACGGAATTATAAAAGATGCTCTAGAGCTATATTGCTCTGCGGATCATGGTTGCACTTTAACTCCAGCACAGTCAATTTTCTATGAAAAGCCAGAAAATTTCAAAGCATATCAATCTTTTCGCTGTATTTTAAACAAATCTAAATTATCGAAACCAGAATTAAACTATATGAGTTCTGATACATTTAATTTTGAACGATGGAAGGGTGAAGTTCATGGCTCGTAAAATTAATAATTTATTAAGATTTGATAATAATAAAAAGTGGCTCATTTTCGATTTTGAAACTGAGGATTTAAATTTATTTTCATCCAGACCTTGGCAACTTTCTTACTGCCTTTATCAAGGGAATGAAAAAATTGAAGAATATGATCGCTTTCCATTCTGGCCAGATTTAAAAATGTCTACAGATGCTGCAAGAATAACTGGCTTTATTCATAGCGAATACAAGCAAAAAAGCGAAGATCCAAGCGAAGTTCTCGAACATTTTGAGAAATACTTATTCGATAGAGACATTTTAATCTCTGGAGCTAACCTGATTGGTTTTGATATTTTTATACATAACACTTTTCGAAGATCTTTAGGTAAGAAAAGTGATTACTCGTATGTTGAACGAATATACGATGTTCAAAATATTGAAAAAGCTATAGAGATTGGATATCAAAAACCTGAAGGCCAATCACAAGCAGCTTGGAATTTTAAACTTAAATCTTTTAATAGAAAAGGCCTTAAAACTTCAGTAGAATACCTTTGTAAGAAATACAGCATCCCATACGATAAAAGTCTTGCTCACAATGGCTTGTACGATGTTGAACTAACATATCAAATTCTAAAAAAACAACTTTACTTATTAAACCAATGAAAGAAATTAAAATTAATCAAGATGATTTGCCGTTTGAAATCGATATTCAAGATTTACAAGGTTTAAATAAAAGAAAAAACAATAACTTTATTATTGTTAATGAAATTTGCGAAGGTGCAGTTAACGAATTTCGGGAAGATTTTTTCAGACTCGAATCTTCTGATCAAGAAATTATTCCCATAATCGTAGATTCTTATGGTGGCGATGTTTATGCTCTCCATGCAATGCTTTCTATTATTGAAAGCTCTACCAAAAAAGTTGCTACAATTTGTGATGGAAAAGCGTTTAGCTGTGGCGCAGTTTTGTTATCTGCTGGTGATCATGGAATGAGATTTATTTCAAAATATGGCTATGTTCTTGTCCATCAGGTATCTCATGAGTATTATGGAAAATTCTCAGATATTGCTGTTAGCGCAGAGCATTGTTCTGAACTAAATAGTAATTTACTTCTAATGCTGGATAAAAATTGCAAAAAGAAATCTGGCACTTTTGAAAAAATGCTTATTAAAAATAATAACGCTGATCTTTATTTGGATGCAAAAGCGACATATCAACTAGGAATTGCTGATCATATTGGTGTCCCAAGATTAAAAGTCGAAATGCAAAAAACAGAACAAACAATGTTGCTAAATTATTCAAAAAAGAATAGGCTAAGAAAGAAATGAACTTTCTAGAATCTTTTGATAAATTAGACTTGCCTCTGCATGGCGTAAGATGTCCCACTATTGAGTTTACAGCAACTCAAAAAAAGAAAATTGGGCTATCAAAAGATGCATCAAATGATGACTTTTTACAGGCTCTTTGCCAGTCTGGTTTTAAAAAAATTATTCCCAAATTAAAAGAAGATGGGGCAAATATTGACTTATACAAAGAGCGTACTGTTAAAGAATTCAAAGTGCTGCAAGATCTTGGATTTGTTGACTATATTTTAATGATTTGGGATGTGATCAACTTTTGCGAAAAAGAAAACATTCCAACTGGGCCTGGTCGCGGATCTGCAGCATCAAGCCTAATACTTTATCTGATTGGAGTTACAAAGGTAGACCCTATCAAGTATGATCTTTATTTTGAAAGATTCATTTCAGCTACAAGAGCCAAAAAAACTATTGTGGATGGTATTGTTTATTTTGATGGAAGCTTCTTGCCAGATATTGACATGGATTTTTGCTATTATCGTCGCCAAGAAGTTATTAAGTACTTAGAAAAGCGTTACCCCAATAGGACGGCAAAAATTTTAAATACAAGCACCCTATCTGGAAGAGCTTTAATCAAAGATTGCGGAAAGACAGTTGGAGATAAAACAGAAGATGAGATGAACGCTGTTACTTCTATGATCCAGTCAAAGTTTGGCAAGATTAACGAAATTGACGATGAATATAAAGATAACGAAGATTTTAAAAAATGGTGTGACGAAAATAAAGATATTTACGATGTAGCTATTCAATTAAAAGACTTGATGAGGAACAAAAGCGTTCACGCCTCTGGAAATCTTGTTTCTTATGAAAATATTAATAATTTTTGCCCAACGGAGCTGACATCTGACAAGGAGAGAGTTTCTTCATACAACATGGAATGGGCAGGAAAAATAAATCTCAAACTTGATATCTTGGGTCTAAAAAGCCTTTCTGTAGTGCAAGATGTTTGTACGCAAGTGGGCATAAACTATTTTGATATTGATGTTGAAGATTACGAGACTGTTTATGCACATTTACAAGATTTAAAATACCCGCATGGAATTTTTCAAATTGAGGCGTTTACAAATTATAATGTTTGTAAGCAAGTAAAGCCAAAAAATCTAGATCAGCTTGCTGCCGTAGTAGCAATTGCAAGACCAGGGGCTTTAGCTTTCGCAGAGCAATATGCCCGATATGCAAACTATGGAGAATTTCCAGAATTTCACCCAAAGGTTGATGAGGTATTAAAAAGAACTGGTGGCGCTGCACTGTACCAAGAGCAAATGATGGCGATTGGGCATAAAGTTTTTGGGCTCACACTGAGCGAAGCTGAAACCTTAAGAAAGATTGTTGGTAAGAAAAAGCGCGAAGAGATGCCTAAATGGAAAGAGATTATTTATACCAAAGCAAAAGAACTAAAACTTGGCGAAGAGATTGCTGATTTCTATTGGAAAATTCTCGAAGACAGCGCGAACTATTCATTCTGTGCAGGGCATGCCTATCCATACGCATCTCTTTCTGCAATTACCACATATTTAAAGTTTAATTATCCCAAAGAATTTTTCTTGGCACTTCTACGAATGGCTGTTAACGAATCAGATTTCCTTGAGCAATCAAGATTGATTTGTCATGAAATGAAAGCTTTTGGCATTGAACTGCTGCCGCCGCATTTGGCTAAATCAGATGTTGATTTTAAAATTGAAGGTGATAACATTCGCTACGGACTTTCAGCCATTAAGGGTATTTCAGAAAAAACTCTTAAAAATGTTATTGCATTTCGTTCTAATTTTACAAATAAAATTGAATGCTTTGATGCTGCTAAAGAAGCTAAAATTAATATTGGCGCTCTTTCGGCAATGATTCAAGCTGGTGCGCTTGATGGCTTTGGCAAGTCAAGATCTAAACTAGCATTAGAAGCTCAAACATACAATATTCTTACAGATCGTGAAAAAAACATGATCCGTCAAATGTTTGCCAATGGAGAAACAGATATTCTTGATAATATTAAAAAGCTTTCAGATGCAACCGATGGTGATTTTATTATCAAGCCATCTAGGTTTGAAACTATTAAGAAAAAATATGAGCCTTACAAAAAAATCTATTTATTAAATAGTAGAAATGAAGATCTGGCAAATTTTTGGTATGAATATACTCTTCTTGGAAATCCATACTCGCAATCTTTAAATAAAATTTATCGAGAAAAGAATCCATCTTTTAATTCTATTATTGATATTAAAAGCAAAAAAGAGGGTGATAAAGTAATGGTTGTTGGCGTTGTTCAAGAAGTTACCAAACGAACATCGCAGCGCGGCAATAAATATGTTAAAGTTATGATTTCTGACGAAACTAGTGAAGTCGCAGCTATGGTTTTTGACAGTAACCGCAATAAAATTCAAGAAATGATGGACAAGAATGGTGGCAAGCTTCCAGAAGAGAACGACATCGTAGTCATTTCTGGAGCCGTAAAGGGGCCAGACGCAATTTATATAAATGATTTAGGCATACAGTCCAACAAGATTTATTGCAAATTAAAGGATTTAAAAGATTCAAAGGAAACTTTGGAAAATTAGGGTGTAATTAATATTAATAATTATGCCATTACCAAGCCCAAAAGGAAAAGAAAAGCAAAGTGACTTTGTATCCAGATGTATGGGTGACAATACAATGGGCAAAGATTTTGAAAATCAAAAGCAGCGCGCTGCTGTATGCTATTCTCTGTGGGAAAAAGCTAAAGCTAGCGCCGATGTTGTTTTAGGATCAGAAGGAAATGAAATTTTAATCATTAACGAAGCTGCACAAAAAACTTATGGTGGTAAAAAACGCAGTGAACTAAAAGATAGTGACTTTTTATTTCCAGAAACACGCAGTTTTCCAATCGTAAGCCCTCAAGATGTACGTGATGCTATTAGCAATTTTGGCAGAATGGGCGGCAATATGAGTTACGATGCTTTTGTTAAAAAACTTTATCGCAAGGCAAAAAGTAAAGGTCAAGAATTTGTAAATGCTATTCCAGAAAGCACAAAAAAAGAACATAACTTGACTGCTTCGGAAGACTCTTTGGAAGAGTACAAGATGGATTTCTTCCATATGTCATTAGGCTCTTTAAATTCTATCAAAAAGCATGCAGAAAATATTATTGCGGCCATTGACAGCCCAATGGTTAAAGAAAATTTAACAGAGCCTTGGCTACAAGGCAAAATAGCCATTACAGAAGATTATATGTTGGCTATTCATAATTATATCATGTTTGTTGAAGAAAATAAAGCCGAAGCAAAAGAAGTTTTGGCAAAAAAAATTAAATCTTCGGAAGACGAAGAAGAAGACGAATATGAATGTGAAGATTGCGGATACGAAGGCGAAAAAGCTGAAAAGTGTCCAAATTGCGGTTCATCAAATTATAAATCTGAGACTGAAGAGGTCGAAATGAATGAGATTGATGACGCTGGTTGCGGGGGCGAAAAAAACAAAAAAATGTAAGTATGGATGACATTCTTGCATCAGTAAAATACAAAGACAATGCTCTTTATGAGAGAGTGAGGCAAGCTGCTGACAAAAAATTCAGCGGCAACAGTTATGTTAAAAATCTTTGGATTTTAAATGAGTACAAAAGGCGCGGTGGAAAAGTATCATATACTGACAAAAAACCATCACGCACCTCTATCAAAAAAAGCATAAAAGGCAAAGAAGAAAAAATAGTTGTTAATTATTCTATATGCGAGGCTGATCTTGATTGCGGATCAGAAGAAGAAGTTTCTGAAGTAAAAGCCAAAGAAGCAAAAAAGAAACTAAATAAGCCATTTAGAACCCCAGGTGGCCCAAAGAAATTTTCTGTTTATGTAAAGAATGACAAGGGAAATATTGTCAAAGTAAATTTTGGTGATCCGAATATGTCAATAAAACGCGACGATCCAGAAAGACGGCGCAATTTTAGAGCTAGACATGGCTGTGACAATCCTGGTCCTAAATGGAAAGCTCGCTATTGGAGTTGTAAGTTTTGGTCTAAACCCAGTGTAACAAGTTTGTTATCAAAGGAAATTGTGGAGGAAAAAGGCGAACAGGAAGTTGTAAATTGGCAAAACCTACCAACACAGGAAGAATTATTTGGTAGTTAATTATTAAATTTTGCCAATATCTTAATAGATAAAATATGTTAAATCCATCTTGGCTTAATGAAGATGACGATAATTTAAACAAATTTAATTCTATTGATCTTTATGCTACTGATGAAGATGATTTTGATGGCGTAGATAACTATCAGTCATCCAAAAACGGCATTGATGATCAAGAAGATTAATTTTCTGTTTGACTTTTAAATAAATAAAGCCTATCATCCTTAAACGATGAAAGCATTTATTTTTGCAAGCTGTTTGCTGCTAATCCCAGCACTTAATTGCATTGGTAATGATAAAAATATTGTTATCAATCAAGTGCATTACGGAACTGGCAAAGCATTTGATACTGCATTCGCTGATGCCAAAAAATACAAAGGCACAGCGCAAATTATTAACCGTGATATTACTTATCATGATGATGGTATGGTAACTGTACGAATTGTTACCAAACAAGAAATTAGACAATAGAGAAGATTTTTAATACAATAATTGTAAGAACATACTAGACATTGGCCTTCTAAGACTTGAGCCTAAAAACAATCAAGCCACGACCCTGAGCTAAATGGGCAACACAATCTGTGTATAATAGCTAATATTTTTTAATTGCGGGGTGCGAGCAGTCTGGTAGCTCAGTACGCTCATAACGTACCGCCCTTTGGCCTCGTGGGTTCAAATCCCACCCCCGCTACCAATTTTATGGTTGATTAATGTAATTGGAAGCATCGACAGTTTTATAAACTGTGTGCCCTAGATGAGGGCCGAGCGTGGGTTCGATTCCCACATCAACCACCATTTAACGGGCAGTCGCCTAGTGGCTATGGCACCTGCTTTGGGAGCAGGGTACCGGAGGTTCGAGTCCTCTCTGCCCGATTTTGCGGGATTAGTTTAATGGTAAAACTTCTGCCTTCCAAGCAGGTAACGAGAGTTCGATTCTCTCATTCCGCTCCAATTTTTATGCCTGTGTAGCTCAGTTGGTAGAGCGCTCGATTTGTAATCGCGTGGTCGTCGGTTCGAGTCCGACCTCAGGCTCCACTTTTTGGGGGGGTGTATTGGTTTCGACAGCTAGTTGAAATTAAAAATGCATGTCGAGGTTGATCGACGGCCTCGTTAAAAATCGATTAAAAACTAAACGCAGAAGATAATACTTCTGATATCTTGGCTGAAGCCGAGTATATCTTCAACAACGCTGACGAGTTTCTCGCTGGCGTTGAGGACGAAATGCTCTTAGCAGCCTAAGAACCAATGTCTGGATCCTATTAAAAGCATTGGAAACGCAATAGGTTTACCAAGCCAACTTAATTGTAAAAATAATTGTTGGGCGTTATGCAGAACGTTCTCTGCATAGGCAGGCTTTAAAAGTTAGGCTTGTGTTGCCAAGGTGGCCTTTAGCCAATCAAACGCCAAAAACACATAAACATGTAGAATTTTTAATGTAAATTAATTGGACAGGGGTTCAACTCCCCTCACCTCCACCATTTTTTATAAAAAAATATTAGCTATTAGCTATTAGCTATTAGGTGAGATGGCCGAGCGGTTTAAGGCAGGACTTTGCTAAAGTCCCGTAGGCCAAAAGTCTACCGAGAGTTCGAATCTCTCTCTCACCGTATTAAAATATTTATTTTAAGTGGCGTATTTAGAGTAAAAAACGGTGTAATTAATTAAGAAATTATATCTTAATACATTTTTACTCTTATGATACCAGCAATTTACAATTTACCAGACGCATATCGTGGCGATAGTTACGGTCCAATAATTTTTAAATTTACTGATGTTAGTGGAAGCGGAATACCGCTAAGTGGTGTGCGAGCATCAGTTCAATTTAGAAATAAAAGAACAAATGAAGTTGTTGCTGCATGGGACACCATTGATAATACAATGTCAATATCTGGCAACGCAGTAACAATGCTGCCAAAGCCTGGGGAGCAAATGGAAATAAATGCAAGTACATATGGTTATGATTTGCAATTAATGTCTGGCAATGTGGTAAGAACATATGTTCGCGGAGACGTATCCGTTTATCAAGATATTACTGATGTTACAGAATAATGATTTTAGAAAATTCAGATCAGGAAGTTATTGTAGTAACGCCAGATCCATACAGTGAAGATATAACGGTTGATATTGTTGTTGGGAGTCAATCTGTCTTATCTGTAAATGGACAGGTTGGGCACGTAGTAATTGATAGTGCGCAAAATGCTGTTTTAACAACTGGAGATCAAAATATATTTGGTATAAAAAATTTCATTACTCGCCCAACAGTTAATGGGACAGGAGTATTATTAAGCGGAGAAGGTAATTTTTTAGTTGATTTATCTAATTATTATACCAGAGACAATCCTAGTGGTTATATTACAGGGGTTAATCTATCAAATTATGTCACAAAAACAAGCGGACAATTTTTAAATCGCCCAACCGTTAATGGAACTGGCGTACTATTAAGTGGGGAAGCGGCTAGTCTACCAAGCACAATAGTTTATACCACTGGCAATCAAGATATTAGCGGTAGAAAAGCATTTAAAAATTCCGCAACAAATTTTGGAGTCAATTTTGGCTCAATAGTAACAATAGGGGATGACCTATATGGCGGCGAATTGGGGCTACTCATAAACGAAGAGGAAGTGCTAGCTATAAAAATGATGGGGGGTGAGGCTAGTGGTAGTTTTCAATATGGTGGCGGAGCACCTGGCTTTGCACCATTATCCATATTGAGTGGCATTGCAAATTTTACTAATAGACCAACGGTTAATGGAACTGGCGTTCTACTAAGCGGCGAAGCTGCTGGAAGTGCCAACTTTAGATATTTTCCAGCCAGTGGGGTTGTTAATTTACTTTCTAATAATCGTTATTCATTTGATACATTTTCAGGGCTTGTAACTGGAATTTTACCAGCCAATCCTCAAAAGGGCGACGAGATTGAGCTTTATGACAGTGCTGGCACTTGGCATATTAATCCATTAGTTATTGATAATAATGGAAATTATATTGAGCAGAAAAAAGACAAGTTAGAATGCAATGTCCGTCATGGGCTAATTAAGTTAATTTATACAACACAAAATAATATTGGTTGGAGAATTTATCCAATGCCAATACATAATGTACCACTATTCTTACCGCCATCGATTGCCATTACGGGCGCATCATTGAGTGGAATCGTTCCATTCTCTATCGCTCTCACGGGGGTTAACTTGCTTGATCCAGCACAAGCGCCAGTTGATGAATGGTACTGGAATCTAAACACTGGAAATGGATATGTAGTAACTGGTCAAACTATTAATTATACATACTTACAAACTGGAATTTATAATGTAACACTTTCTGGGTCGAACGCAGCTGGATTTGATGTTGAGAATAGATTTATCAATGTATTTAACCCACTTCCACCAATACCAGCAATTTCCACTTCAAGCATCTCTGGATTTGCCCCATTGACTCTCTCATTTACAGGGATAAATCTACAAACTCCAGCTGAATTTTCGCCAGTTGATCACTGGTACTGGAACGTTAGCGGAGATTCCGCCCCAGAGTTTGATCAGAGTGTAATAACTTATACATTCAATGAAACTGGAAATTATACATTCTACCTTACAGCCGTTAACAGTGGCGGTAGTGGCTTGGCTAGTGGAACATTCTCAATTCTTGAAGTTCCACCGATTACAACAGGAGCCGATCCATATTCGGACTATGTTACTTTACTACTTCACTTTAATTAAAATATAATATGTTTCCTAAAGAAAATTTACTAGCATTTTGGAAACTTGACGATCTAATAGATAGTCGAGGTAATAGATACACTTTAACAAACGTTAATGGCGTTACTTTTGCATCGGGAAAAATAGGCCAAGGAGCTGTATTTCAATTAGGGCGTAGTCTTGAAGCCCTTTTTAGCCCACCTGTTCCATATGCTAGTGGAAACTTTTCTGTATCTTGCTGGTTAAAATTAAATACCTTAACGAATGGTGGTAAATTTGGTGCAGATGGAACTGTTAATGCGTTTACATTTGGTTCACTAACCAATGGTACTGTTTATATTGGAAACAACTCTGGTAATAATGCAATTGTATCTTCTTCTTCTGGAGGTATTACTACAAATACATGGTATCATTTATGTGGCGTTAGCAGCAATGGAGTTGTATCGTTTTATTTAAATGGGGTTTTAATAGGATCTAATACACACACATTTACATCTGCAGGAAAAATCTCAATTGCTTATACATACAACGACAATGTTACAGATGGAATGTTTGATGCTGTAGGAATTTGGGATAGGCCTTTAACATTGCAAGAAGTTCAAGCATTATACAATAACGGAAACGGCTTAGAGCCAGAAGGAATATTATTCTTAGAAGATTCATCAACAAACAGTTTACAATTAACACCAAATGGAAATGCTAAATTAGATACTTCAATTACGAAATACGGAGGAGGCTCAGCCTATTTTGATGGTAATGGAGATTACATAAGAGGAAATCAACTTTTTGATTATAGTTCCAATTTTACTATTGAGGGTTGGGTATATCGTACTGGCAGCGGTAGTCTTGGCACAATTTTTGAAGCTGGAGATATTCAACCTGGTCAAGGTGGGGTGCATTTTTATATAGATGGTGACGGTACATTTGTTTTAAATGATGGTTTCACACCCGATTTTCAAGGCGGCACCGCTACGCTTAACCAGTGGGTACATTTTGCTATTGTACGAAACAATAATGTTAATACTCTTTATATAAATGGAACCGCTGTTGGGTCAGGCAATCAAACATACCCAGTAACTAACAATATTTTTACAATAGGTGGAGCACCTAATTACGGTTTCTATTTTCAAGGATATTTAGATGATTTTCGAATTACATCTGGCATTGCCCGATATACTTCGAACTTTACCCCGCCAGCGCAACAATTACCCGATCCTTCAGATCCACACGGCGATAATGTTTCTTTATTACTACACATGGATGGAGATTCTTATGCGGATAAATCTAAAAATAATTTTAAACTAACAAAGTATGGAAATACGAAAATTAGTACTTCTACGTACAAGTATGGAGGAGGTTCTGTTAGTTTTGATGGTAGTGGGGATTATCTAGCTTCTTCATTCAATGAAGCATTTCAGTTTCCTGGAGATTTTACTGTAGAAATGTGGTATTATCCTCTATCATTGTCTACCAACCAATGCTTATATGATGCTACGTTGCCAAATCAAAACTCTACAAGATCAGATGGATTTGCAATTGCGGTAGATTCATCTGGGCAACTGTATTTTTTCCATAATGGAACTCCAACTAATGCCTCATCTCATCCAATAATTAATACATGGAACCATATAGCAGTTTCCCGCTCTGGCTCTTCTTTAAAGGTATTTTTAAACGGTATCAGTGTTATATCTTTAACTAACTCTGTAAATTTTTCAAGAGGTGGTGTTTTAATTAGCACGATTACAGAAACTATTGGATCGTATACTATTAATGGCTATATCGATGATTTAAGAGTAACCAAGGGAGTTGCTAGATATACAACAACCTTTACTCCTCCTGCCACCCAATTACCATCAAATATCAATGATGACCCAAACTTTAATAATGTTTCATTATTATTAAACTTTAATCCTGCACCTTTTACCGACTCTTCTGCGAATAATTTCGCTTTGACAGCTTATGGAAATGCTCAGATAGATACGGCTATTAAAAAGTTTGGAAGTGGAGCGGCTCTTTTTGATGGTAATGGGGATTATTTAGAAATTGCGGGTAATAGTACTTTTAATTTTTATAATACTAATTACACCGTTGAAATGTGGGTTTTTAGCGCAGCATCTCAATCTGGCGGGGCATTAATTACAACAAGACTTGCTGGAATATATTCTCCCTGGGAATTGCAAATAACCTCTTCAAACAAAATAGGCCTATTAATACAAAATGGTTCTAGCTCTTGGTATCAACCGTTTGGGGGTGCCCCAATAGTGGGCAATGCAACTATTCCTCAAAATCAATGGACACATATAGCCTGGGTACGTAATGGTGCAAATACCACAGTTTACGTAAACGGGGTAGCAGATTCAGGTCTTACAAATTTAAATATTCCTATTCTACAATCTCATTCTTTACCATCAAATATCTATATCGGTAGAGGTGGGGATGGTTCTTTTAACGGCTACATCGACGAACTAAGAATTACCAAAGGTGTTGCCCGATATACTGCAAACTTTGTACCTCAGACTGCACCATTTGCAAATCCTGTTTCTGAGATTCCTAGAAATGGATTGCTTGTTAGATTCAATGCCGATAGTGGTATTAGTGAGTCTGGTGGCAACATTACCTCTTGGACCGATCAGCAGAATGGAGTAGTAGCCACCGCATTTAATAATCCGACCTTGCTAACAAATGAGTTTAATGGCCGCAAAGCTGTTTCATTTAATGGCTCTAATACATATTTTACGTTTACATTTCCTACCCCTATAAGCAATGGCGCACCTCGCACCTTTGTAGTTATTGGTAGATATAATAACCCTGCTACCACAGGTCAAAAAGGTTACTTAAACTCAACATCAGGAGATTTGTGTTACGTCTTTAAAAACGCTAACGAAGATAGGGGCTACTACTACACCGAAGCCAGACAAATTGCTGGGCCAACAGCCGCTTCTTCAAGCAGCCTTGCGAATTATCATGTTCAAACTGTTGTGCATAACGGCATACCCAATTCTAATTTTATTCGCATTAATGGCGTAACATCATATAATATATCATACGGCACGATGAATAACTTGCCACAGTTGACTAATATCGTTATAGGGGGAAGGGGCACTCCTGATGAAATATTACCAGGTCAAATAGTAGAAATACTAATTTATAACAGGGAGCTATCTTCAGAAGAAATTACACAAATCGAAACCTATGCCAATATTTAATTTTTAATCATGATAGATCTCAATAAATATTATGTAGCAAAAACATATGACGGTGTTTCTGGTAGTTATGCTGGTCGCCCCGGTTTTGTTCCACAAGCCACTACTGGTGATAATAAAAACTTTTTACGCGGCGACGGAACATGGGCAGATCCAACAATTAGCACAATACAATATATAGAAAATCAAAATAATGTAACTTTAGATATTAAAAATTATGATACATTTTTAATAAAAGCAGCTGATTCATTAACAGTTTTTTATGCCAATTTTGCAATTGGAAAAAACATAAATGTATATTTAATTGCCGATCATCAAGGGCACGTTGCTCACACCTTTCCATCAAATACAGTTTTTGCAGAACTCGGCGATGAAAATATCATATATTCATTTGAGGGGTATACTACAAGAATTTTATTGCAAAATATTGGTGATAATGTAATTAATTTTTCATCTGTTAGCGTAACGCCACCATCAAATTATTTTTATAATTACAATAACCAAGGTGTTGTTGGTATTGGCATTAATTTAATTGACGAACTTCTCGAAATTTTATGAAACTAGTACCATACATGTCATATTGGACAAATGGTTACGCCGCTAATCCTTCTCCATTTATAATAAATTTACATAAATTATCATCATATTTTTTATTAAAAAATTTTGGCGAGGTGCATTTTATTACTGATACAAAAGGTGCAGAAATTTTTAAAGACATAAAATGGACATCTATTTCAGAAGGGCTTAACGAGGTAGATTCAAAATATTCACAGACTTGGAGCATTAGTAAGCTCTATGCTTACGGGCAAATTGCAGAAAAAAAACAACCATTTATTCATGTGGATTACGATGTTTTTCTATATGAGGGAATTGGAAATATTTCAAACTCTGCAATTTTTGCCCAATCTCCAGAAAATGCTGTTAATTATTTTTATGAAATTGAAAAACTAGAAAGACATTGTCCAAATTTGCATATAATTAATAATTCTAAACCAGAATATGCAGTAAATGTTGGTGTTATTGGCGGGCATGATACAGATTTTATAAGAAAATACAGCAAATCAGCAATTCAATTTGTAGAAGATCCTAGCAATCAAGATTTTTGGACTCATTACCACGGGTTTAAACATAATCAATGGACAAAAGCCGTAATAGCCGAACAATATTATCTTTCTGCAATAGCGAAGTTCTATGATAAAAAAATAGATTTTGTTTTTCCAAATGGGTGGCCAAGTAATGAAGAGGCAATGGCTAAAAAATACACTCACTTGATGGGTGCAAAAAATCAGTACGGAATTTCGGAAAAAATAGAAAATTTAGTTCAAAGATTAAATCTTTAATAACGCCCAATGAAAGAGATTTTAAAAGTTTACGGCATGCCACGAACAGGAACAAATCTGCTGCAATGTCTACTTACTATAAATTTTAAAGCATATGTTTGCGACTTGGGAGAGCATCACACGCACTATCTTGGATGGAAACATGGGGTTCCTCCGTCTGAGATTATTTTAGAATACATTAAAAAATACACAAATGAACAGCCTTATTTTATTTTCACAAACCGAAATTATGATTGTTGGTCAGAGAGTGTTAAATTAAAGCATCAAAATACCTTTGAATTTTTACCAAGGCTAGCAAATAAAGATATTTGGTTTTATAATACTCCTATGGGCTTAGAAGTTTATAAAGATGATTTGGATTTTTATACCCAAAGGCAAAAAATTTACACAGACTTTTGTGAACAAAATCCCGACATATCTATTATGATAAATTTTGAAGATTTACAGGCAAGTCAGGAAGGCACTGTTAATAAAATTAAAAACAAATTTAATTTAGAATTATGCAACGAATTTATCACGCCAATTAAAAAACAACTAAACTCTTCAGGTCAATTGGTTGATTTTATAGAAAAATAAAAGTATTTTGATTGATGTGCCTATGTTTAATGAGTTATAAGTGTAAAGCATACTATGATTTCTATTCTCAGACTACCCACAGACACCATTATTTTTGCCATAATTGGGCTATTTTTAAGTTTTATATTAGTTTGGCCAGCAAGCTACGGGCCGAAAACTTTTCCAAATTACGCGTTTAATACAAGAATTTTTACAAATATTGCCGTGGGTGGTGACGTTATTAACCCACCGATAGTCACGCCAATAGATGAACCAATAAACCCAATTGTTGCCCCGATTCCAGCGATAACACCAGCTCCGCCGCAAGTTTTCCCAACCAATGTTGCAACAAATTTTTCAACCAATTTTCCAGTAACGAATTCAATTACAAATACAAATAATTAACACTACATGCCACTATCAGTAGATATATTCAATAAAAAAATACTTTCAGATCAAAGCCGATTTGGAAAGTATAATATTTTATTATCTGGCGAGGCGGTAAACGTAGACCTTTCAAACTACTACACCAGAGATAACCCTAGCGGTTTTATTACAGGCGTAGATCTTTCGCCGTATATAACGACAGGCCAAACTGGAGCGTTTTACGCGGCGTCGAATCCTAGCGGATATATAACAACAACAAATGTTGTATTTACAACTGGCGATCAAACGATTTCTGGTATTAAAAATTTTGTTGATAATATTTATATAAAAAACTTGTTTGTTACAGGAACAGAAACTATAGTTAGTACTACAAATTTTAATGTTCAAAGCCCATACTTAATTTTAAATTTAACTGGCGGTGCGGTTGATGGGGGAATATTTTTCGTAACTGGTAGCGGTTTTTCTGGCATCAATGATTATGGGCCAATCATTGGTTTTGACCATAGCAAGAATTTTAAATTTGGTATTGCAAGAAGAAGTGATGATCTTTCAACTCTAAATGACATTGCTGCTATTCAAGACGTAACAAATTATAGTGGTTTCGTTGATAATAAATATTCTACAATTCTAAACTTAGAATCTACAGGATCTAATTTGCAAAATCAGATCAATAATTTAAATAACTCTGGTTTTATAACCGGAATTGAAAATTTGGTATATACGATTGGTGATCAAGCAGTTAGTGGTATAAAAACATTTTTAAGCACGGTTTATGCTAATCAGATAAAAGGTAGGCCAGACGGTTTTTTTGGTAACCAATTAAATTTATTTGGAGGAGATGGTGGTGGATTTGGTGGTCCTGTAGTTATTCAGGGGGGGACAGGCGCAAACGCAAATGGAAATATTCAATTGCAATCCAGCATTTCTATAAATCGCGGCACAAATAAAGACTTAAGCGTTCTATTTTATAAAAGTGGAGATGTTGGTACGCCAGTTATTAGCGTTAATGATTCTGATCTTAATATACAAAATGGCCTATCACTAAAAATTAGCGGAATAACTATTGACCCAACAACATATGTAAATACAACTGGAAATCAAACTATTGGCGGCCTAAAAACTTTCTCAAGCGGTATAATCATTACTGGTGGTACTATAAATCTTGCAGGAAAAGATGTTGTAGGAATTACAGATGCATTCGGAGAATCAGTTATAATACGCGGCGGATCTGGAGTTGGAGATGGAAGTGCATTTTCATTTGCAAATGGCGGAAATATTACTTTAATAGGCGGCAATGCCCTATCAGGTGGATTTCCCCCAGTAACGCCAGGTAATATAACTATAATAGGTGGTAGTGGTGGAAATTTACCCACATTTGCTCCACTTCCAGAAACTATTGGCAGCATTAATTTATATGGTGGAGCAAGAACTTCAGATAACAGAGGCGGACCAATTATTGCTCATGGAAATATTTATATTAATCCAGATCCCATTAAGTCTAGAGAATTTATTATTTATAAAAGCGGCAATGGTGCTCTTGGTGCCGCCGATAATTTAGTTGTTCGTCAAAATTCCGTTAATGTTAACAACCTTTTAACCGTTTCCGGAAACCCTGTATTAACAGGAATTAATATAGATTTATCTAATTATTATACAAAAGATAATCCAAGTGGTTTTATAACAGGAGTTGATTTATCAAATTATACTACGGGCAGTGTTGTACGCCCTTCTGAAACTGGTAATTTTATTACATCCAACCAAACTGGAGCGTTTTATACGAATAATAATCCAAGTGGCTTTATTACTGGAATTGATTTGTCTAATTATGCAACCACTGGACAATTAAATCAGGTAAATGTAAATTTACAAAACCAGATAAATAATTTAGGTGTAAACAATAGTATTGCATTTGCAATAGCTTTGGGGTAAATATGAAAATTCTTGTAGAAAATTATACATTTAATGCAGCTTCTGGAGAAATTACTCTTACAGACTATGCCTCTGTAAATCTTGAATCGATACTTTTAGTAACAAATGTTACTAATAATATTATTATTTATAATTTTGCCGATTCAACAAGAGGCGGGACAGTATCTGGAAATGTATTGAATCTGGGCTTTGACACAAGCGGCATGTCTAACAGTGATAGTTTGCAAATTTTTATAGAGGATGGGTATATTTCTGCAAAAGACCAAACCCTTCAAGATTTATTAAATTCTATAAACGATAATTCGGCTATCCTTAGAAAATTACTATTAATGTCTCAAAGTTTAGGCATAATTGACACAGCGAGCAGGCAGCGCGTAGTTATAGACAGTATTGCTGGAAATTTACCAGGAAACCAAAATGTGAATATTAATACTATTGGTACTTTTGGAGTAAACGAACAATTAATAAACGAAACAAGAAGAACATTTGCAAATGGCACTCGTGCAAATATAATAAATACATAAAATATGGGTATTCAAAATAAATTAGTTCCTGTTTTAGATCAGCCAACATATGAATTTTTAAAAAGTTCTTATATAATTGGCGCAAATGCTGCTAATGGATCTATTTGTTTCAGAAAAGATTTAAAAGATAGATATTATTATTATAACAATGGTGCTGGAAACGGAATATATAGAAATGATTTAATTTCAGATTCTGTTTTGACTACACAAATTGGACTTCCGCCTTACACTACCACTAATACTGCAGTAAATTTAGTTTATTCAAATGATGGGTATAAAGGTCAAGTAATTACTGCTTCATCAAATAAAGTAAGCGCAGCTTTTGTTGATTCTAAGCCTGAATTTGTTGGTAAAAAAATCAGAATTTATAAAGGCAAAGGTAAAAATCAAATTAGAACAATAACTAGTATTTCAGCGCCAGTTACAGAAGAAAAATTAGTACCAACTTCGTCAACTGTTGGTACAACTTGGGCAGTAGCACAATCTATTACAGATTCTACAAAATCTTGGCCTACAAATAGATGGATGGGATACGAAATGAAAATCTTAATTGGCGCTGGTACAAACAGTATTAGAAAAATTTTATCAAATGGTCCAAGCGCTATAGCATTGACCCAAGTTAACTTAGTTGGTGTTCGCCAAGATTGGGGGCAATATCTTCCAGTCGCTATAAGTACAACAGCTGGTTCTCAATCAATAATAGGAATTCAATATTCTGAAGCTACTATAGATTCGCCTTGGGATATAGTACCAGACAAAACATCTTTTTTTGAAATTTTAGACACAGAATGTATTTTTTATGCATCAGTTCAAAATGCGCCATGGAATTTGGTAAAATATGATTTAGGTTCAAATGTTTGGTATAATAAAACAGTTAACAATATGACGCCATCAAGTCCAAGCGATTTGACGATTGATTCTTTTTCCAATATGGCGTCCGGATTCACAAGTGGGACTGTAACCAGCGCAACAACAACAGAAATTAATGATACTGGCGCGAATTGGACTACTGGTGACTATAGAAATATGTTACTTTCTATTACTAGTGGCGTTGGCGCTGGGCAATATAGAGTAATTTCTGAAAATACAGATACTAAAATCACACTGCACAGACCATTTGATACCGAGCCAGATTCTTCTAGCCAATACCATATTGGTCAAGACAATACAAAACTTTATACACAAACCAGCACATCTCAAAAATGGTTCATTTATAATGAAGATGAAGATGTTTGGATGCCGAATAATTACTGGTACGATAAAGGATATTTAAACAATATTCTTTTAACTCCAACAGGAGCAAATGTTTCTGGATTTGAACCAATACCAATTTCTACAATTACGAGAGCTGGTGGCGTAGGAACATTTACAACTGTTCGTGATCATTTGCTTTCAACTGGTGATATTGGAGCTATAACGGGATGCACGGATAGTTCTTTTAATCAATCATTCACATTTACTGGTGCAGCATCTGTAACTACTTTAACTGCCGCGCTTACTGGAACAGTAGCCGCAGCTGCATCAAATGTATTTTCAGCCACACAAGTATTTGATCTTTCTAAAAATTGGGCAACGAATCAATGGTCTGGATATGGATTACTACTAGTTCAATCTGCTGTACAAAATACAGCGACTCCTACCAGCATTGTAAGAAAAATAACATCAAACACATCTAATAGCTTAACAGTCAATGCTATGGCCAGCGCCCCTAGTGCTGGAGCTAGATACTATATAGTTAATTTAAGACCAGCTGGTGTGGATGTAACAGATGGCACAACAGCAGATAAAGATGGATATGGAACTTGTACGGCTTCAAGTGCAGCTGGCGTTATAACAGACTCTACAAAAAACTGGACTACAAATATTCATGCTGGTAAAAGAGTAGCAATTTTAGCTGGTACCTCTTCTTTTACTGAGACTACAATTACGTCTAACACTGCTACAGCATTAACTACCGCAGCCACAACCACTTCATTGGATACTACTAGCGTTTACGCGATTCTTGGCAATAGTCGTCAAGCCTTGGGTGGTAGCAATATAATGCTTAACTGCGTAGAAAATAGCACGCAAAATCGCGGCAAATACGTATATTATAATGCTGGAGCTGTCGGTACGGCTGCTTTTAAATTTACATTTTTAAGATATAATGTAACTACAGAACAGTGGGAGGCATTTCTACCAAATATAGAAAATCAAGGCCAAAACAATCCATTTTCTTTGGGAGCACAAACAACATATGATTTTAAAGATCGTTTATATTTTACATATGGAGGAAACAGTCAGCAATGTGGTTATATAGATTTAAATAATTTTAAAGTAGAAACATGCGCGTTTTTTCCATACACATCAAACAATAACAATTTCTCAAGAATAAAGACATTTCCAATGTATAAAATAAGTGATGATTTGATATTTTTATATTTTATGCTTCCAAGCACAAGTCAATCAATGAGAACATTAATTTATACTTAAGATGAATATTCAAGAATTAAAAACCCTTTTACAGAATAAATTGCGCAATTTAAATGATAAAAAAAATGCTGCATTTACAAATGGCGATATAGCATTATATGAATCTTGTATCAAAGAAATAGAAGATGTAGAAGAAATTATAAAAAAAATACAAGAATAATCAAATGTGCATACTTGCAGATAGCACAGATATTTTTATTTCTGGAATTAATGAAATTAATAATTCAGATCCAATTGATAATATATTTATTTTTATAACAGGCTTTAATAGCGCGGGCAGTGGGCTTGATACCATAGAAGATTGCTTTGCGAGTGGAAAAAATGGTATATTTAATTAATTATTTTAATCGATTAATTAATTAAAAAATATATTGCACTAGAGGTGTAATGTAATAATAAAGTCATGGCAAAAGAAGTTTTAGTTACAGTTCAGCCCATTACCGGAGAAGCGGTATATATTGAGGTGCAGCAAGATTATGCGCCAGTTCAGGCCGTTAATGGAAGAATAGGCTTTGTAACATTAGACAAATCAGATGTTGGCCTTTCTAATGTCGAAAATTTAAGCATATTGGGAGCCAGCGGTCATTTACAATACCAAATAGATCAATTAGGTACTGGATATGCGTCTCAAACAGAAATAAATATACTCAGCGGATTACTGGCGCAAACTGGTAGTAATTTAAATTCTGCAATAAATAGTTTAAGCGGATATAGCAATAGTACATTTTCCACCATTACCAATCTTCAATCCACTGGCTTAAATCTACAGAATCAAATTAATAATTTAAGTGGATATAGCAATTCCAATTTTTATCCGAATACAAATCCAAGTGGATTTATAACAGGGGTAAATTTATCTCCATACGCAACAGTTGCAAATTTGCAAAGTACTGGGCAAAATTTACAGAATCAAATAAACAATCTTGATTTAAATTATGCCAGCGATCTTCAGTTATCACAAACAGGGTCTAATCTACAGCAACAAATTAATAATTTATATGGTAGTGGCTTTATTACAGGCGTAGATTTATCACATCTATATCCGCGCAGCAACCCAAGTGGATTTATAACAGGAGTTAATTTAAGCTCATATGCCACAACCGCTAATCTAGCAGCGACAGGATCTACTCTAACCGCACAAATCAATAATCTTAGCGGAACATTAACAGGTAACTATGCCAGCATTTCTAATCTTGCCTTAACTGGGCTAAATTTAGATTCTAAAATTAATAATTTAAGTGGAGTTTCTGTACTAGTTTATGGCAATCAAACTATTGATGGAACAAAAACATTTAGAAATAGTGTTTATATTCATGATTTGTATGTTACTGGAACAGAGTTTATTGCCAATGTACAAAATAATTTTATAGAAAGCTCTTATATTTTATTAAATTTAACAGGCGGCTCTACAGATGGCGGCATATTCTTCGTTACTGGAAGTGGCTTAACTGGCGCAAATGATTATGGGCCAATCATTGGCTTTGATCATAGTAATAAATTTAAATTTGGCATAGCTAGAAGAAGTGATGATCTCTCTGTATTAAATGACATTGCCGCCGTTCAAGACATAATAAATTATAGCGGATTTGTAAATAATAAATATGCTACAATTTTAAATCTAGCATCTACTGGATCTAATTTACAACAACAAATTAACAACATTAATTCTAGCGGATTTATTACAGGAGTTGATTTATCGAATCTATATCCAAGAAACAATCCAAGCGGCTTTATAACAGGAATAAACACTTCTAACTTTTATACGAAAGATAACCCTAGCGGGTTTATTATAAATAATGGTTTGCATAAATATTATATACAAACTAATAAGACAGATCAATATCTTCAACAAGAAAATATTTTAACAAGTCAAATTCATAAATCAGGAATGGAGAATGGTGATCTTGTTAATTTATATTTTGAAGAACCCCTATCAGAAGGAATAGGCAATGTTAACCCCTATTCTAAAACATTAAAAGTAAACCCTGGGGTTATTGTTGATTACAATGGCGGTCCATCAAATCGCAATCTTATAAAATTTCCAGATGATAGCAATTATTCAGGAAAGGCAATAAGAAAAGTACGTTATAATTCTACAGTTGGAAATGGCTATGAAAGATTTGTTTTATCAGCAGGATACGATACAACAAATTGTCCAATTATCAGGCCCAAAACGCGCAGATTAGAAACATTTTATGATATTAGTGTGCCAAATGGCGGAGGAATAAGATATATATTATTTAGTAGGCCAAATAGCTTTCCATTTGTCCAAGGAACTTGTATGAATTTACGTTTTGATTTTGAAGCCGATAACAACCCATGCGTAATTAGCGGTCTGGATATAAATAACAATACTCCAATATTTACATTAAGTGGGGCAAATTATAATTTTGTACAAAAAGAACGTGTAATATTAATAGATAAGGGACCAAATGGATCAGAATTTAAACATTGGTAAAATAGTATATCAACAAGGGCTAGTTCATAGCTATGCCTACGTGATTTCATGCAAAAATGATTTCATGTGGACTGCCACAAAGGCCAGTCCTTGTTGGTATATTAAATAATAAAATATGATTAATGAGCGTTTACAGATTGGATATTTAGAAGTACAAAATCGACCAACGGTTAATGGTACTGGCGTTCTATTACAGGGCGAGGCTGCTGGCGGATCTGTAGAGAATGTTGTTTTTACAACTGGTGATCAAACAATTAGTGGAATTAAAACTTTTTATAGCCAATTATCCCATTTTGGTATGGGTCTTAACGGTACTGTTTCAATATCAGATGACAGTATCAGTGGCGAGCTTGGCCTTATTACTGATAATGATGAGGTTATAGCAGCAAAAATGAATGACGGCAGTTTTCAGTATGGTGGTGGCCAGCCAAGTTATAATGGACCATTATCAATACTTAATGGAAATATAAGTATTTATAATACTGGCACGACCAACACGTACGATAATCCATTTTTAACTATTAATAATGGCATAAACAAAATTAGGTTTGCAATTCCACCACAAGAAGCATCTGAATCCCCAGAGCTTGATGACGCAGCTTTTATTTTAAGAGGTGATGCTGGAAATGTATACTCTTTAGAGTTTTTAAATGGCGCTGCTATTGGCAATGGCAAGATAACTTTTAATCAAACTGGCAACGTTGCATACAAACAAGATATATCAAAAATAATTGATAAATTTACACCATCTCAAAATCAACCGCCATCTACAGGTTTCGCACAATTCGATACGCGCAATTCAATTTTAGTTTTAGATTTTGATGATACGCTCACAGAGTCCGGAACTTTTGTTGGATCAATACCAGATACGGCAAATATTTCAAATGGATTAAATGTTAGGATTAATTGGTCTGCAGTATCAGGAACTAGCGGAAGTTGTGTTTGGGGCGCACGATTTATGAATCTAAATACAGATTTAGACATTGATAGTTTTGACGTTGCTGGTTTTGGTAGCGGTGTGGCAAATGCCACAAATGGCGTTCCAACAGTAACCCAAATAACATGCACTGGTATTAACGGGCTGACCACTGGCAGTTTTTACCGAATGCTTGTTTTTAGAAATAGTGCGGACACTGTGAATGATACGATGCTTGGAGATGCTGAGATAAATTTTATTGAAGTGAGGGCGGTATAATATGGCTTATAATTTTAACGGAACTACTCAAAGCATATCAGCCATTGCTCCAGTAACAAATCTTCCCTTAACTCTAGCTGCTTGGTTTAGATTAACAACAGTTCCAAGATCTGCCTTACAAGTAATTGTTCAACTAAATAACTTTAGTTTCGGCTCTACCTCCAACTCATACCGAATGGTTGTGCCAGCTAACAGTACCTTTTTACGCGCATTACATAACAGCACTGCTGGGCTCGGTACCGCAGATACTCCTCCTGGCTCTGTAATAGCTAATAATTTTTATCATGGAGCAGCTGTATTTAATTCCACATCCTCTCGTTCAATTTATTTAAATGGAACAACAACATCAACGAATACAACGGTTGCCGGAGCTCTAAATATTACTAATATAAATATTGGAGCCAATTTTACAAACACTGCAACAGCTGGATGGTTAGAGGGTATTATTGCAGAGGTTGGCGCGTGGAACGTAGCGCTTACCCAGTCAGAAATTATCTCATTAGCTAAGGGCGTTACTTGTAATAAAATTAGACCTCAAAATTTAGTATTTTATGCGCCTTTAGTTAGAGATTTGATAGACACTAAAGGTGGCCTAATCCTCACAGCGAATAATGGTCCAACAGTTACCGCACATCCAAGAGTTTACGCATAAAATTATGAAAAATTATTACAACACATTAACCTTTGAAAGGCGCGACATTAGTGACGAAACTATGGATGGTTGGATTAATAATGGCAATCCAAAAGCCAATAATTGGCAACTAACACCGCCAGAGCCAGAGTATAATCCAGAAACGCAATTTTTAGTTTGGGGCAATGGCGGGTGGCTGGTTGAAAACCTAACCCTTCCAACCTACACGGCAGAGGAGTGGGTCGGCAAATACTTCACAAATCTCGAAGTCATAGCACTAATGCGCCTTGAACAGGCTATCCTATCTCAAGGAAAAACACTTGGTCCAAAAATGGAAGCGTCCAAACAATGGTTAGAGGCTATGATGTTTGCACAATCATCTAGTAGCTTTCCATCCGCACCATTTACTTATGCTGAAACTAGCGGAGAAGCAGCGCAAACACTTTCTGCCAATTAATTATTTAATTCTAACCCAATAATATTTGGTGTAAAGAATAGTATGAGGTATTTTTTATTAATTATTATTCCATTTTTAACTGGATGCGTATGCTTGAATCCAGATCACAAAAAGGCAGCTCCGCCAATTGCCAATACAGGCGAAGTTATACAATCCTTGGAAAAAACACAAGAAGATCTTGCCAAAGCTGGAGAATCCAACACAATTGTTGGCGACAAGGTAGAAACAGCACTAACATTGGCCGAGCGGCTTGAAAAGCTTCTTGAGCAAATCGAGGAACAGTCCAGCTCCAAAATAGTAAAGGAACCAATCAAATGAAAAAATTAGTACCAATAGTTTTATTATTAATCCTAACAAGCACTGGCTACAGCCAATTCAATTGGTTCAAGCCAAAGCCAAAAGCACAGCCAACACCAGTCGCAGTTGTGCAAAAGTCTAAAACTCCAGTTCAAGATGCAAAACAAATTGTTAAAGAATTGCAATCGGAATTAAGAGTTGCCAAGTCGGAAAATGCAAAACTTAAAGATAACTTAAGTAAAGCAAACGGTAATTTAAAAGACAGCTTTTTACAAATTGATAAACTTAAAAAAGATATTGACGCATTAAAAGAGTGGGGCGTTGTTCAGCAAGCCGAAGCGCAAAAATGGCTTGAAAAATACACTAATGCAATCAAGCGCTATCACCGTCTTAAATGGATTGCTGCAATTATAGCTGGCGCAGTCGGCGTACTTTTGGGCTTGCAAATTATGAGCTTTGTTCCTCCACCATACAGCTTACTAGTTCCAATTGGCGGTGCTGGATTATTCGCAACACTTGTTTGGGTATTTTTATAATATGTGGGGTAACTTAAAAAATATCGCAAGCAGTGCAGCTTCTTTTTTAACATCGAATCGCGTTCCGCCAGGAACCCCAATCGAGTTACAAAGCTCACTACGAAAAGAAAATCACTTCAAGTCTAAAAAATTTTTCTTAGCATTTTCTTCTTTTGTTGGTTTATTGTTTTTTTATCTGACATCTGTTGGTATATTATTTTTATTACCAAGCAGAAATGAACTTATTGCTGGTTATGTTACTATTTTTACAAAGACCATTGAAATTGTAGCAATCATTGTAGCTTCTTACATTGGGGTACAAGCCGCGATTGATCTCAAGTATGGCAGCTCATCAAGTGTTAATTTAGATTCCCTATTAACATCCGAACAAAGGGAAGAAAAAATTATAGAAGAGCAAACAATTGTTTATGCAGAAAAATACAAAGACGATCCATCCTATGCTCCCATAGAATGGGTATTTGATCAGGAGGGCAAACAGTAATGGAAGCTTTGAAAAAAGGTAGTTTTGGAGAAGAAGTAAAACAATGGCAATTGTTTCTACAAAGCACTGGTTATAAAATTCCATATGTTGATGGTGCTTTTGGCCCAGCAACAGAGCGTGAAACTTTAAAATTTCAGCTTAAAAACGGATTAAAGGCAGATGGTGTTGTTGGTCCCAAGACTTGGAAATTTGTAACAAACGTTTCAAAAAATACACCACTATCACAACGCTGGCCAAAACAAGACTACAATAGTATGGTTGATTTTTATGGTTCGGTTGGCGAAAATCAAATCAAGCTAGAGTTGCCATATAAAATAAAACTAGCATGGGCGCCATCAACCACACTATCAAGAATTACATGCAATCAAAAAGTTGCACAATCGCTTGGTATTATTTTTGATAATACATTAAAAACATATGGCGAAAAAGATATTGAGAAATTAAGATTAAATATGTTTGGCGGATGCTTGAATGTTCGTAAAATGCGCGGCGGATCAGCTTGGTCAATACACAGTTGGGGCGCTGCAATTGACCTTGATCCCGACAATAATCAATTAAAATGGAGCAGTCCCAAAGCTACATTTAGCAAGAAAGAATATGAACCATTCTGGAAAATTGTAGAAGCTGAGGGCTGGACAAGCTTGGGTAGAAGGCGTAATTATGACTGGATGCACTTCCAAGCAGCCTATTTATAACAAAATTGTAACTTGATTGGCACCTAAATTGCTGTAATATACAGTATATGAAAGGAGGTGCTAATCTTAATGGAACGTTATCAAACTCACCAGTTAGGGATCATTTTTGGTCCTTATGGATCAATTGGCTATGCAGGAACAATACAGCGGGAAGATTTGAAGGAAATCGGTAAGATTTTTTTCGGATTATTTCGTTGGGCCAAAAAAACCATAATGGCTTTATTTTAATAAATAATAAATAAAATATATAATCCCTCATGCGTTCGCGCGTGGGGGATATTTTTAATTTTTTTTAATTTTATTGTGTGTAATTAATATATATAATTATGCACATCTATAGAATAGAAAAAGAATATCAAGACGCACCAATAAAAGTTTCAGTTACTGACGGCGTTCTGAATGTACAAAATTTGTACAAAGATGGAACAATAGATGCTTTTGGTCGCCAAAGAGTATCAGAGCAATACACGTTGGCTGACTATACTCATGTTTACGGAGAAGAAACAGAGCTTTTAACTAAAACTAGCGGCACGCAATCTAATATTGCATTCAATGTAAAGCAAGCAAAAGCTATTCTAACAGTTGGCACTGGCGCAAATGATTATGTAATTCATCAAAGCCGCATGTACCATCACTATATGGCTGGTAAAAGCCAATTAACACTACAAAGCTTTAATTCTCACCCTCCCAGATCTGGAACTAATAAAAGGATTGGCTTGTATGATGATTATAATGGGATATTTTTCCAACATAGCGGCGATGGTAGCTTAGCTATCGTATTAAGAAGTGACGTATCTGGAAGTGTTCAAAATACGGTAATTCCACAATCCGCTTGGAATAAAGATCGCTGTGATGGAACTGGCCCATCAGCTTTTAATTTAGATATTACTAAAACCCAATTATTTACAGCTGATTATCAATGGCTTGGAGTTGGTCGCGTACGTGCGGGATTTGTACATGATGGCAATACGATTATTGCTCACGAATTTTATAATAGTAATAATAAAAACACTGTATATTGGAGCAATCCTAATTTGCCGATTCGTTGTGAAATTAGAAACTATAGTAATGGAACGACTGGAATATCTTCTATGGATCAAATTTGTGCAACAGTAGTGAGCGAAGGTGGTTATAGTGAAGCTGGTGTAGATTTTGCAGCAAGAACTACTGGATATAGAAATATAACAGCTGGATCTACAATGCCAGTTATTGCAATAAGATTAAAAACTGGATATTATGGGGCACCAAATAGAAGTGTTGTTAGATTGGGATCTTCCCAACTTTATAGTGCCGACCAACTTTGCTCTTATGAATTTTGGCGCCTACCAAGTGGTGCTTCTTTAATTGGAGGATCTTGGCAAAGCGTAGACGATTCAAGTGTTGTAGAATATAATATTACAGCGACTGGATTTAATTTAAATGGCGGAAATTTATTTGATGCTGGATTTATTACGGTAAACGCAGTTGGGGTTGGCAATACTGCTGGAGTATCTTCAAGTTTAGCAAATGTTTCTAGCGCTAAAAGAAATTATATTAGTCAAAACATAGACAGCACGGACAGCAATATATTTGCCGTTTTATTAAAAAATGCTGCTACTGGGCCAGGAAATACTACAAATGTATTAACCAGTCTTCAGTGGCGCGAAACTAGATAAAAAATTAAGGGTTATATAGCATCACATTCTCTGCATATTCAGCCCATACAATATCATTCATTGGATGCATCATTTTTGCAACCTTGTATGGATTGTATACAGGAAATTGCGCCAATTGATAGCTTGCAAATGCCGGATCATACACATATGTAGAGTTTTTATAAATATACAGAGTAACAGCATGTCCCGCTTTTGCCCCCAATACTTTGTACATTATAACTTTAGCCCAAACTTCTGATTCGCCAAGTATTTTTTTAGCCTTTAGTGCGTGCTGATATTGAATAGAATAGATTAAACAGCCATTATTGAGTACAAAATCTTCCTCTGGCGGCTTTGTAGAATAATGAGGCAATAGTCCGAGAACTAAAACCGCACTAAGGCAAATAAAAAATGTTTTTACTACCATAATTAAAGTTACACTAGTTAGCGCAACTTTACTGCGGCGGATTTTGCATTATAATTTGCAGTTTACTACTAATCAAGCTTACAACTCTTATTGCCAAATCTACAATTACCACAACTGCCCCACCCAAAAGACCCCAAAATGCTTTTATTTTTAAGCTTGACTTTTCTTCTATTTTTGTATTATCTTCAATACTCTTTAATCTTTGGTTAATACCACCTTCGTCCTCAAGAATAAATTCAACATCATCTTTTAATTCCTGTATTGACCTATCAGCTTGATCTCTCCAATTTTTTGATACAATATCCGTGATTGCAATTTGCTGCTTTATTGTATTAATTTCTGACATTAATGCTTGAAGAAGCTTTGTGTGGTCAGTTAATTGCTGCAATACCATTATTTGATATCGTGACCAGCCGTTACCATTACCATTCTCATCATATGAGCGGCGACCCATATCATCTTTGTGTTCTGTTGTCGCCAATAATGGCAAATCTTGTTTGTCCATAAACTTCACCATTCATTACATTTTTATTATTAAATAATCTTTACTTTTAACCCAAAAAATTCTAATCTTTATTTTTAAATGATTAATATTCTAAATCATAAAGTTTTAATGCTTAATGCTTCTTGGTTGCCCATCTGTACGCTTCCAGTTAAGAAAGTATTGGAAGATATGAATTCTGCTAATTACCCCAAAAAAGCCATTAAGATAGAGTATTTAGAAGATGATAATGGGGAGCCAGATTATGCTAGCCCAAGCGAAATTATCCCACTTGGCTGGGATGAGTGGGTCACATTGTCACCAAGAGAGCACGATGAGTTTTCAATCCACACAATCAATCTTGAAATTCGCGTTCCAACAGTGGCTATTGTAGGAAGCAATTATAATAAACTTCCAATTAAAACTTTTAGACCTACAAAAAAGAATCTTTACGAACGTTATGATGGCGTTGATTTTTGGACGGGGGAAAAGCTCACCTATAACGAAGCAACAATTGATCATTTGCATCCAAAATCAAAAGGCGGCAAAAATTCTTGGGATAATCTTGCCATCACATCATCAAAAATTAATCGTTTAAAAAATGACATGACAATTGATGAATTTGTGTCCAAACATGGGTACAGTCCAAAATACAAACTAAAAAATCCAAGACCTATGACCGCGCATTTACTTATTAAAGCTCTTAATCCTGATTGGGCAATATTTTTAGATAAAATAAAATGAAAGGGAAATCTCACAAAACAAAAGATTGTAATTGCAGCTTCTGCAAAATTGTCAATAAGCTACCAAAAAATCATCTTGTAAATACGTTCCATAACTTCATGGACGATCACGGCTATGACTCAAAATATATATTTGATTGGAATATGCCAAGCTGGTTTCGTGACGGCGACCTCGAAGATCCATCCATCTTTTATTTTATAATATTGCCTTTTCTCACAGAAAAGTATAACCTAGACATATTAAACTACTTAGATAGAATTCCCGAAATGAACAAATGGATTTTAAAAGCATCAGATGAAGATATAGATTTATTGTTTGGAGGGCAATATGAATAAAGAAACCAAAGTCAATCAATATGGTAAAATTATTCTTTGGCTTCTTACAATTCCACAAGAAGAATTGTCCGATACTATGCTGATAGCCAAGCGTGAATTGAGTAATGATATTGCATTTATTGAATTTATGGAGAAGCAGCTTATCGACGAAATTGAAGAGTTTGCAGAATGGAATAACGAAATGGCATATTCACTATGAAAGAGATAATGCGAGAGATTGCTGGGATAGTAATGACATTTGCTTTTATGTTTTGCTATATCCCACAAATAGTTAAAATTTTTAAAAATCATTCATCCAAAGATGTTTCATTAATGCTAATTTTAATGTCAATCGTTGGGTATATTTCAGGAATGATTTATATGTTTTTGGGCACATTTGGCCTGTGGTGGTTTTTAAACTACTGTGTAGGTTTAATTATGTGCTTGATTCTTGTCTATGCTTGGTGTAAGTATAACAAATAAAAGGGCATGTGGCGTAACTGGCAGCCGCGCCAGACTTAGGATCTGGTTCCGTAAGGAGTAGGGGTTCGACTCCCTTCATGCCCATTTCTTTTTGACATTTAAATAAAATTTAGATAATCTAAACTATGAATACGCAGAGGCATAGCTCAATGGCAGAGCATCACTTTGATAAGGTGAGGGTTGTAGGTTCAAGTCCTACTGCCTCTATTTAACAAATTTATGAGCGAAAAAGCATCAAATAAAGGGGCGGGAAAAGGCGATAAGCCAAGAAATTGCTTTTCCAAAAAATTCAAAGATAATTATGATTTGATAGACTGGTCTAAAAAAAACGAAAACGATGAAAGCAATAATACTACTATGCCTTCTGCTGACAGCATGCGAACATCTGGATAAAATTCAAGTCAAGGGTGAAGTCACAGGCACTAAATATAGCAATCAGCAATTCACCAAAGGCAAGCACGTTATTACTGCAATTTATCCGATTAATGAGCGATTAAATATCAAAGGAAAAATGGCGCAACCATATATCAGCAATCACTCTATGGATGTTGGGATGCCTGACTATGGTGAAACTGGACTTGAAATACTTTTTTAAAATGAATAAATACTACCAAATTGAATGCTGGAGCCACTTGTTTAAATCTTGGATTAGGCACGATTTTATCAATTATAAAAATGTTAAAAAAGCAACGCAAGAAGTAGAAAATTTTAAAAGCCATGGTTTGGGAACAAAATTTCGCATTCTTGAAATAAAAATTTTTAAAAAATAATTGATCTTTTTATAAAGAGTGTGTATAAATATTAATAGTTCTTTAAAATTTTGCAAATGGTGGTGTGGCGATGACCAGCCAAAAAATGGGATCGCCTTATAAGGTATGCAACTCTACCCCCTATAATCGTTATGATATAGGTTTCACAGTAAATAAGATCACATAGTGTGCGCGCACATATGTAATTAAAAAAAAGAGCGTAGGTTCTGGGTAAACCAAGGCTATATGGGCCAAAACTCTTGTATAAATGGTTAGGTGTTCTGAGGTTAACTCTATAATCAAGAAAAATTGTTAACTGATGCCAGCAGGGGCGCAACTCTGATCTGGTCCAAAGTGCGACAAAAACACCAAGTTTTCTATTGACAAAATTTGTAAAAAATCCCATAATGGTGGTATGAAGAAAACTGTTACACGTTTCATGGATATGCATAGTGGTGGTCATTTGAAGACGCCTTATGCTCACATATATATTGATGAGCCGCTTGGAGAAGCCGTTAGGACTTTTAAAGAACTATTTAAGCGCGATCCAGATAATGTAACTTGCAAGTGCTGTGGCGAAGATTTTGTTTATGAGGAGTATTCTTCAATTGAAGAAGCCACTGCTTATGATCGTGGTTGCAAATGGGTCGATGGAAAATATGATTTCAAAACAGCAAAAAAAACAGTAGAAGAGTTTTTTAGCGGAAATAGTCTTGCACTTCTTGTTTGTGAGCCATGATTGCTAAACTTAAAAAAATCATCAACAAAATCAATTTGCGGTTTTATGAACAAACAGATTCCGCAACTGTTCGGTACTACATTCAAATTAGTGGGCGATATGGTGTAAAATTCTATACCAGTCAACTAAAATGTAAGGGATGCTTTTTTCGACAAGATGCTGCCCACAAAATGGGCTTTGGCCCCAAACCATTATTTATGGGAACCAAAGGACGCTATTTTTATTATGTTACTGAACACGCAATGCAGGGTGGGCTTAATAATGAAGAAATGTCCGCGTTAAGAAAAAATGTTTCATCAATGGGATGGAGTACATATGATCTTTTCTCTGATAATGTTGGCAAGATTAGAAATAAACCCGTATTGATTGATTTTGATCTTTGTACTTTGGGATAATTATGAAAGACAAGCTTAAAAAAATAACACAATTAACAGATGAATGGTATAAGTTAATTGGTAAGGATCACCATAAAGATCGTGATTGCCATTTTTACATCAATACAGTTTGGAGTTATGGCCAAAATCAAACATACTGCGTTCAACATCATGGTTACGTAGCAGACGAAATTGATGAAGATTTCGAGACATACGATAAAGCTCTAGATTTTTTAGAACACAAGCTAGAAAAAATGATCAAAGAGGAGATGTGTCATCAAGATCGAGAGCGGCAAGAATTCTTTGATTTTTAAGAAGATTAAGCTATTTTAATGTAATATATAGTTACAACAATATTGGCTCGTGGTGAAACGGTATCACGGTTCCCTTTGGAGGAACTTTTCTACGTTCAAATCGTAGCGAGCCAGCTTAACCAAAACAAGAAAGGAGGAAATTTAATTAATTAAATATTGTTGCGTTCGTACTAAACTATAGAGTGAGAGCGGATCCTACATTTAAAGATAAATTCATACAAGTTATGGATTTATGTTGTTTTACATTTGCAGCAATACTAATAATTGCAAGTATTGTTGCGATCCTATTATATTAGTGTAATATAGAGTATGATGAATATCGCAGAAACATCATTATATCGAGAATTCTTGGCGCAAAAAGAGGAGATAATGAAGCATAAGTGGTACGAGAGTGAAAAGGCTGGGCGCGATGTTGGATTTGCCTATGCATTGATAGATTGGACTATGAGATTTAAAAATAAATGGGTCAGAGAAAGAAAAAAGAAAAAAGATTGACTTTCCATTTAAAAAAACGTAGTATAATTTATACGATCAAGTTCATGACGCATATTCTTGATCAGCCAAACTGAAGTTGCTTGTTGGTGATTGATAAGAATGGTCCGATACTGAGCAAAAAGTCATGGGAAGCTACGAAAGTATCATTATTAAAATACAAGCTATGACGATGCATCTGGCTCCATGCCAGAACTCGTTGAAGAAGTGACAATTTCTAGAGTAAAACACTTCATTACCATTTTATTATTTTTAACCAACAAAATATTTGACTTATTTAATAAACATTATATAATAAGGCCTTATGAAAAATATTATTCTATCAATCGTTGTAGTTGTTGCATTGGCAGCCTGTGCTTCCAAAAAGCCTTGTCAGCCATGCGGCAAAACTACAGTCGCTGCTGTTAAATAAAAACCCGTATTTAAAAGTATTAAAATAGCAGGCTATCATAGTATAGTCTGCTATTTTTTTTAATTTTACAAATTATGGTGTAATAGTATGTATGAATTTTTTATACAGCTATAGAGTTAAAAAAATCATTGAGAATGAGCAAAGATACTATGTGCCACAATGGAGATTCAACTTATTCCCAATTTGGAGAAATTACTATTTAAAAGGATATTCGGGAGATAAAACGCTTATTAGGTGCTTTTATGAAGAGCAAGCTGTGCTTTATATAAGAAGAAAAAATTGACCCTGAGCGCATACAGTTGTATTATAAGTAATAATGTCGAGTAGCTCAATGGTAGAGCGATGAGCTGTTAACTCATTGGTTGTAGGTTCGAATCCTACCTCGACAGCCAAATTAATGAATGCTAAATCAATAATCAAAAATTGCAAAGTACATGGAGATGTATTGCATGAACTTAATAAAGTTGTTGGTGATAAAAAATATTACAAATGCAAACCATGCAAAAATATGCGAAAAAGTGATATAAGAAAAGACAATAAATATTTTTTAATGGAATACATGGGTGGTGAATGTCAAATTTGTGGCTATAACAAGTGCCTATCCGGTCTAGAGGTGCATCACGTTGATCCCGCAGGTAAAACGCTGGAATTTTCACGAATAGGTAGGGACAATAATCAGCAAAAATATAAAGATGAAATTAATAACACCCCATGTATTCTATTGTGCGCCAACTGCCATAGAGAAGTTCATGAGGGACTAGTGCTGATTTTGCCTAAAATTTAATAATTACGTTCCCATAGCTCAACTGGAGAGAGCAACAGCCTTCTAAGCTGTAGGTTGCAGGTTCGATCCCTGCTGGGAACGCCATTTTATTTGACATTTTAATACAAAAATTGTATACTAATAGTATGAATTGGGAGCGCGGTAAAGTTGGAGAGTTACAACAGACTGTAAATCTGTCGCCTTTTGGCTTAGTTGGTTCGAATCCATCCACTCCCACATGGACAGTTAGCTCAGCGGTAGAGCGGCTCGTTTACACCGAGTTGGTCGGGGGTTCGATCCCCTCACTGTCCACCATTTTAGGGGGTGTAGCTCATCTGGTAGAGCAGGACCTTTGCAAGGTCAAGGTAGCAGGTTCGAGCCCTGTCACCTCCATTTAAATTTATGGATAAAACATACAAAATCCCAAAAGAGCATCTATCCACGCTAGATCCGTATCATCTTTTTCACTCTGAGTTTCTTAACCCAATGCCGCTTATTTGCCATATTTATGATGGCGCTGCGCCAAGTTATAAAAGATACAGAGATTTTTTTGATCTTGATAAAGTATTAAGTTATTTAAAAAAGAATAAAGCAAAACTAATCCAATCTGGCGAAGAGGTTAAAATAGAAAAAGCCTTGCGTGATGAAAGTGAAGATGAGCCCTTTATGATTGGTGGAGAAATGATACTTCCAAACCTAGATTATGAAGAGGGCAGCTTTTATTTTTATAAAGATAATTTTATACAAGTTACCATCGGAGATGCAAAAAGCGAACGTGATAAGTGCAAATTAGCATTTTATTACCCATCAAGCCATGCTTGTACAAACAAAGAATTTGAAGATTTTCTAATACTGGACAATAAGCCGAAAGTATTCATGGTAAATCAAGAGTATGGAAATTTTTCATTTTCTAAATTTGAAATTAACTTACCAGAAACTTTTGATATTGATTTTAATTATGGTGATGAATTCGCCAATATAAACAAAAAAATCATTAAATCATTGCATGAAAACCATTCTGGCCTTTACATGTTTCATGGATTGCCAGGAACAGGAAAAACAACTTATATTAGATACCTTGCATCTGTTCTTAAAAAAGATGTTATTTTCTTCCCAACATCATTCATAGATGAAATTACCAATCCCGCAATTTTAAACTTGCTTCGCAAAAAGCAAGATTGTATTTTGATTCTTGAAGATGCTGAAAAAGCACTTACTAAACGTAGCCTATCAGATCAGCCATCTCTTGTGTCAACACTGCTCAATATGACTGATGGAATTTTGGGTGATGTGCTAAAATTAAATGTAATTGTTACTTACAACTGTGATCGTCAGGATATTGACGAAGCGCTTTTGAGAAAAGGGCGGCTAAAAGCTGAATACTCTTTTATGGGATTAGATAAAGAAAATGCAGATAGATTAATAAAAAAACTTGATTTAAATATAGAAGCACAAGATAATATGACTCTTGCAGATATATTTTATGCAAAATCAGACGAGGAATTAATTGGAAATATTAAAAATTTAGAAAAACCAAAAATAGGATTTAATTAATATGAAAAAGAAAACATCAGTAAAACCAAAAAAGACAGTAGCTAAAAAGAATAGCACAAAAAAGACTGTTAAGCCAGTTGCTGCCAAGCAATCCGTATGGCAAAACTTTTCATTGTGGCTACACTCTAAATTGTCTTCTTTGGCACTTTGGAAGTAAAGCGCAAGAAAATTATAATTCCAGCAGATCCATTAAATTACAAATTTACATGGAAGATGAAATTTATTTTTTGGTGGATTCCATTTAAAAAGCGTCTCTTGAAAAGAATCTGGACATAAACTTCAAAAAAAGCGTATAATCCATATATGATCACGCTTGTCATTCCAGACGTTCATCAAGACATCAATGCGGTCAAAAAGATTTTTGCCGTTGAAGATATTAATTCATTTGATGAAATAGTTTTTTTAGGAGACTGGTTTGATTCTTTTCATGAGCCACCAAAAGTAGCAAGCTTCAAAGATACTTGTCTTTTTGTTCGGGATCTTGTTTGGGAAAACAATAAACATAAAAAAATGGTATTCCTTGTTGGAAACCATGATCTTGCCTATATTTATAATAATAAAAAGACAGGCTATTCAAGCGTTGCGCCAAGCGTTACATATTGGTGTTCTGGCGTTACAAAAAGCAAAATTGCTACCTTCAGGCAAGTTTTTTATGATAAGGGCTTGAAGGATGATTGGTTCATTGAAAATTTCAAAATAGCACATCGTTCTCAAGGCTGGATTTTTTCTCATGCTGGGGTGATAAATCGTCAAATCCCATACAGAATGACCGTTGAGCAAGTTATTGACGATGTATTGCCAGATGTATGGCTCAATTTTAGAAACACTACCTATCGTCAAAATTCACTTATTTCTGCTGTTGGTATTGCTCGTGGTGGACAAGACAATACTGGCGGTCTTTTGTGGCTTGATTACCATAATGAATTTCATGCATCCAAAGATATTGGAAGGCAGGTTTTTGGACACAGCTATGTTCCAGAACCAACAGCAACGGCAATAAATACAGAATATGAAAGCTGGAATATGGACACTAATCTAAAAGACTACGCGAAAATTAGAGATGGCAGATTTTCCACATACAAAATTAAATGAATAAAAATATTAAAAAGCTTATTGGCGACGTAGCATTTAAATGCATTCAAAATAAAATGTTTTTTCATTTAGATTATGTTAATAAAGTAGATCAAGAAAACCTTCCATGCAGTGGCTATTTTGATGAAAAAAATTTAGTAGTAGCAACTAATAAAAACAACGTTAGAGAGTGGCTAGATGTTCTTGTTCATGAATCTTGCCATCTTGATCAGTTTTTAGAAAAATCAAAACTATGGGTTTCAGACAGTGAAAGCCTATGCGTTGTAGAGGCTTGGATAAATAAAAAGAATATTAGCGAACAGCGCAGAGACAAAGGTTTTAAAAATACAATTGCATTAGAACTTGATTGTGAAAAAAGAACCATAGCAAAAATTAAAAAATATAAGCTAGATATCTGCAGGGAAGAATATATACAGAAAGCAAATTCTTATCTATTTGCTTACTTATATGCACTTATTTATAGAAAATGGTATCCAACACCATACGAAAACCCGCGTATCTGGAAAAAAATGCCCATAATTTTCTTGACTATTGATCAATATCTTGATAAAAACAGCAGATACTTAAAGTATTTTGTAAAATGAAAATAGTAATAAAACCACTTGAACCAGAAGAAGTTGAATATCGTTCTGATTTTAGTGATAAATCTTTTTTGGATTTGGATCCGCATGTTGTAATTAATTTTGAATTTAATTACGGGTCAAAATTTGATGGTGAAAATTTAGAATTTCACTTAACAGATGAAGAGGCTAGTCATATTCTTGACTTTATTAAAATGAACCTTTCCCAAGAACGTTTCGATCAAATGAAAAATGGCAAAGAAAGTATTTTTGCAGATGACTACAACGAAAAATATTAAAAACATTCATTTTGGAAAATATCATTTTCTAATCTGGCGCAAAAAAGATTTCTCATTTAAAGTTTTTATCATACGATCTAGGTTTTATAGAAAATACAGCATATACTTAGGAAACTTTATTTTTGAAGTTGGTTGGCTTAGATATGAAAAAGGAAATCGTAGATACATATAATCAAACTGTTGGTAATTTATCCAACATGATTGATCATAATTTCCGTAATGAATTATTAAAATCGCGCACAATAGAATCTTTGGATCCTAGATGGAAAGCGGCCAGAAAAAATATAGAGGATTATATAAATCATATCGTCCAACAAAACGATCAGATAAAACAATTGATATCTCTAGATGGCTATTTTCTTTTTGAAGATACTGCTGCGCTTTTACTTGACTTACTTTGGCAGAGCCTACACTCCAAACTTGAAACAGAAGAAACAATTTTTTACTATAAAAATTATAAAATACAAATTAGTGACAAAAATTTATTGACATGGAAAGAAAATAGTTAGATAATACGCGAATGGAAAAACATAAAAAAGTCCAAGAAAAAAAAGATCTTTTTATCCAATTCTCCGAAGAAGAAATGGAGGAACTTGGTTGGGAAAAAAATCAAAAACTTTCAATGAAAGTCGATGAAGAAACTGGGGCTATCACCATTAAACCATTTGTAAAGATGGAGTTGGACATGGATAGTTGGCCACAAGAATTGCTTTTGTTTATTATCCAAGAATCTTGCGAAAAAGACATCTCTGTAAATGATGTAATTTCAAATCTTTTAGAAGAATCTCTTAAAAATTATGACAAATTTAAAAGTTAAACAAGCTGAAAATCATACTTATACTGTGGTTGATACTCTCGGCCCATCTAAAGATCAGGTTTTTCCAACTGTTCATATGCAAATTGATCAGCAATCTGGATTGAGTGATCACCTGTATGCTTTTGAAAGATTTTTGCAAGCTATTGGATTTACACTTCCAGAAAACACTCATCTTGACTTTGTAGAAAATGAATAGGCACTATTTCGATTTTGCAATTTTAGGATTATTGTTGGGAATATTTTTTGTTTTACTCTCTAGCGAAGTAAGGTTAATTCATATTAAAAAAGATATTAAATTTATAAAAGAATATCTAGAGCCGCCACTTCCAGATTGGAATAATTAATCACTATAGAAATGGCTTATATTAATTCTGATATACCACTTTTTACTTCATGGCTGGATACTAGTTTTCTTTACAACAAAGAGGCTAGAGGAACTGGAGAATTTATTCCTGTAGAGGTTTTTGGATTTACTTCTTTAAATCGTCGTTGTGGCCTATTCTCAGTAATGACTGAAATGGGAAGTATTCATACTAGGGTTCCAATTCATTATTTGAATGACAAGCTGCCAGAAAATGGATTAAGCGATTATCCTCTCGACTGGCTAGAACTTTGGGATAGTTATTCTCCATATTTTTCAGTTCATAGGTACGAATATTTAAAAAATAGTGCTTGTAAAATTCTTTTAAAAGATAAAAAATGGCACAACGGAAAATATTTAATGACTATTGATTGGTCTTATGGGCCAGAATTTCAAACAGGTCAAAGTGAAAACCCAGGGGGTCATAAGCAAGGACATCTAATCGTTGGTGAAGGTGGTCAATACTTTTTGCAGCCTGGTAATCGAGTTGTTTGGCGAGATGGCGGGGCATGGATTGGCAGCGAATTAAAAGGTCATGATAAGTGGATTGTTTTTAACAAAGAATTTTCTTGCGAACAGTCTGGAAGCCGCTGGTTTGCTGGTGAAGAT